AGGTTAGTTACCAGGGATAATATAGTTTCTTATAAGCATATAGATGAATTTAAGAGAATTATAGAACCCTTTTTCTTGCGGAGGACTATAGAGGATATTGAAAGTGAAATGCCTGATCTAGTGACTGATAAAATATGGGGTAATTTGAATAAGGTACAGGCTAAACTATATAAAGAATTGCAAAAAGGTGTAGTTGAATTATTAAAGAGTGGTCAAAAAGTGGAAGCAAAAAAGCATATTCATAATATGCAGAAAGTTGTGAATAGTACAAAAGCTATAGGGGCTGATGGTAAAGACTATAGTTGGAAATTTGATTGGATTATCAGTCAATTGTATAGTAATGCTGAGTTAGGTTTTAATGGTCCTATGGCTAATGATAAAGTGGTGATTTTTGCTCAACATAAAGATACTTTAAAAGTGTTGGGTGAGAGATTAGAAGCTTTAAAAATTAAGTATGTTTTAATGACTGGGGAAGAAAGTAAGACTTTAAAACATGCTTATAAGAAAAGATTTTGGGATGATCCTGATTGTAGAGTTATGTTGGGTACCACTGCGATTGAATGTAGTGCTAATTTGCAGTGTGCCAGATATTTAATTGCTGTAGATGTTTTAGCTAATCCAGCTAGAGTGTCTCAGTTAGTGGGTAGAATTAGACGAACTGGGTCGGTGTATAAAACAGCTTTTTTTATAATGCTATTGTCTCGTGCTACTTTTGAGGAGAGATTAATAGAAAAATTGGAAAAAAGACAAGCTGTGCATGATAATATTTTTAATGAAAACTCAGATATTTTTAATGAGTTGTCTGTACAAGATTTATTAACACTTTTTAAGTAAGGGGTTGTTTTAATGCTGGAAAATACTGAGTATTATGAAAAAAGAGTGATGTTTGGCTTATTTAATAAAAATAATAGCCAAGTAGAAAGTAATAAAAGAGTAAAAGATTTTGTCCATTATTTGAGTGATGCTCATTTTACTGGAAAAAATAAAATTATTTATACTATTGTTGTAAGATATTTTAGGTTAACTAATAATTTAATAAGTATAAATGATTTCATAGATTCAATTAGAAATTCAGATGATATGACGGAGGCTTTATTATATGAATATCAACAGCTCTTTTTAGAGTTTGTTTTTGGCGAGCCTATTGTAGATGTTAATAGTTTGCCAGATGGAAGCAAGGGTTATATAAGTAATTCGGAGTTTACTTATGCTTTAGAACGTTTAAGAAAGCAAACTCAAATTGATAGATATGGTAGTGTTTTGGCTGACACTATGCAAATCTTAACTAGTGGTAAAACTATTCAGGGTAAAGTATGTAGGGGTTTTCATGCGGCTAAGGAATATTATGATATTTCTTTAACGGATATTGATAAGGTTGGTGGTTTGGATTTACCTACTGGTAATATTCAAGATGAATCTGAGGATATCAGAAAGGAATATGCAGAGGCTAAGCATGGGGATGGTTCTCTTTTTAGAGTAATGACAGGTATTAAGGAAGTTGATGATTTGACTGGTGGTGGTTGCCCTGGTGAAATGTGGTTTATAGCAGGTTTTTCTGGTGAGGGTAAAACTACTGAGTGTATTAATATTACTTATAATGCTATGTTGCAAGGTAAGAATACTTTGTTTTGTACGGCAGAGACTTTAAGAAATCAAGTAAGAAGGAGATTAATTTCTAGGCATTCTATACATCCTAAATTTAATTATCCTAAAGGTTTACCTGCGGATAATATAAAGAAAGGTCTTTTAAGTCCTGCTGAGGAAAAAATCTTTTTTGATGTAGTTGATGATTTGACTAATAATAAGGAGTATGGGTTATTTAAGATTGAACAAATACCTAATAAATGTACTGTAAATTATATAAATTCTTTATTAGTTAAATATGAACATGAGTTTTTTATTCATGTAGCTGTATGGGATGAGATTCGTCTAGCTGGTGTGGCTAGAGGTAGACAGTCTAGAAGGGAAGAATTAAACGATATAATAATGGAGTCTAAACAAATGGCAGTTAATCATAAGCATCTTGATGATAGTAGAGGAGTTTTATTATTAGCTCCATATCAAATATCAAGAGCTAATTGGTTGGAAGCTATTAAGAGTGGTACTTATACTAAGGCCTGTATGAGTGAGACTTCTGAGGCTGAAAAAACTGCGGATTTGATTTTATCTCATTTAGTTGTACCTGATAGACCTAATGAGATAAAAGCTCAGATTTTAAAATATAGAGATGGTAATGATAAAATCAATGAGTTTTATTTAGATTGGCTTAGTGATTGTTGTGTGATTAAAAGCAAAGAAGTAGAACGAGTAGACTTATTGGATAATAATGATGGAGATGATTTATAATGCGTAAAATACCTTGGTTTAGTATTATTTTTTATATGATGCTTATGGTTTTATGGGTACCTATAATTATTTATTTATGGGGAATGTTTTTAGTATTTTTAGGTTCTTTTTTGGAGGATATAAGTCGATGGATTTGGTAGAAGCTATAAAAAGTAGTGTGTCAATTTATAATGTTTTAGACATATATAAAATATCTTATATGGGTGATGTTAAGGAGCAAATTAATTGTCCTTTTCATGGAGCGGATGTTAAAAAGTCTGCTCGTATTTACCCTGATACAAATACTGTTTTTTGTTGGACCTGTGATAAGGTTTGGGATGTTATAGAGTTTGTTAAAGAAATGGAAGATATGTCTTTTGGATCAGCGTGTAATTTATTAATTAAAAGGTTTAGTATTAATATACATATGGAGGATTATGAGGAGAGATTTTATAAGATTAAGAACACTATTCCTTTTACGGGAGATTACTCTGATGTAGTAGAGAGGATGTTTAGAGAGTTTTTAGGTACATTGACAAATGACCAGTTTCGTGTTAAAATAAATGAAATTAATAGGTGCTGGTCGCTTAAAGATTTATTAGATAAAGGAAAGACATCTAATAAAGTTTATATAGATTGGTTGGAGAAGTGTAAAAAATTTATAGGAGGATGAGTCATGATAGAACGTTTTGACAAGAGTAAGATATTGCCTTTAAGCGGGTGGTATACTGTTGGGGATGTCGCGGATATTTTATATAGAAAAAGGACTCGTATACATCAAATGATTGAAGAGTCCAAGTTTAGGCCAGAGGAGTTGCGGTATATAGGGGCAAAAAAGATTTTGCTTATATCAGAGGAAGGCTTAAAAAGAATTAAAGAGGAATTACCTGAGATTTAGGCCTTAAGGTCTTTTATTTTTTTTATTGTACATGCTTTTTTAATAATTTGCAGGTATAATATCTAATAAAAAAATGGAGGTGCTTTATGGCAAGAAATAAAGAATATTTATTAAAGGAAGCTAAGGAGCTTAAAGTTGCTATAACTGGTAACGAGACTATAAGTGAGTTAATGGATAAATTAATGGTAGTAAAAGCTCCTGAGGGTTATATTAAAAATCAAATTGCTACTATGTCCGCTCAGGATGCAAAAAAGTTTTTAGATTATTCTAAAGGAAAACCTTGGGACACTGAGGAGTTAAATAAAAGATTTTGGAATAATCCTGGTTGGATTGCTGAGGTAAAGTTAGATGGTGTTAGAATGAAAGGTCATATTCAAAATGGTAAATGGCGTTTTGATACTCGTGCCAGATCGGATGTTACTTATGTGTATACTGAGAATACTGATAAATTTCCTCATTTTAACGGGAGAGCTGATTTAAGAGAATTTAATGATACTGTTTTAGATGGGGAATTTCTAATGCCTGTTGATAGTATTGATACTAGAATATTAGACCCTAAAGGAAAAAAAGGTTCTATAACTAAAGGTACTTTGACCACTACTATGGCGGTTATTGGTTCTGATGTAGATAAGGCTATTAAATTACAGGAAGTTTATGGGCCTTGTGAATATTACCTTTTTGACATACTTAAGTATAAGGGTAGAGATATTACGCACTTTCCTTGGTATGTTAGGAGACGAATGTTAGAAGGAGTTTTTCTTATTTTACAAAATCATAATCCTTATTTAAAAATAACTACGCCTATGAGTGATAAAAAAGAGGTTATAGAGGATTTATATTTAGATGGGGTTTGTGGGGAAGTCTGCGAAGATTTAAAGAAAACTTTTGAGACTATTACTGCTAAAGGTGGTGAGGGTCTTATGTTTAAAAAGATAGTGGGCAAATATGCTTCTGGAAAAAAGTCTGCAGATATGTGGAAGCTTAAAAAGTTTGAATCTTTTGAGGGTTTTATAACTGGATATATTCCAGGTAAGAATAATTTTAAAGGTATGGTAGGTAGTTTATTAGTTAGTGTGTATTTGCCTAATGGAGATATACATGAAATAGCGGCGGTTAGTCAAATGTCTTTAGAGTTAAGACGTAACTTAACCGCTGAGGATGGCAGTTTAAAAGAGGAATATTTAGATAAAGTTATTGAGATAAAAGGGCAGGAATTGACTAAAAATAATAGGTATAGACATGCCGTTTTATTTAGGTGGCGGGATGATAGGAGTCCTGATTCTTGTGTTTTTGATATAGATTAAATTAAAAATGAGAGGAGAATATTAATGGCAAGAAAACAATCAAGATTAACAGATGTAGTTTTTTTACCTGATATAGAGGAAGAAAAAGTAAAGCCTACAAAAGAGAGAAAGCCTGTTCCTGAGACTAAGGAAGATAATATAAAAAAGACTGAAAAATCTGAAAAGGTTGTAAAAGAGACTAAGGAAAATAAAAGAAAGCCTATAAAACCTGAGGATAGAAAGAAATTTAAAAAGGTAGATGAGGTTAAAGAGATAGAATCTAAAAAAGATAAAGAAGTGAAAACTAAAAGTTCTAAAAAACGTATAACAACTAAAGAAAAGGTAGAGGCTTTTATAGAAGATAAAAATTTAGTTTTAGTGTCTCCTGAGCCTAAAGAGGAGCCTTTTAAATGTATTTGTGGTGGTAAAGGTAAGTATGGTTATGAGCTTGTGGATGATTCAGGTAATATTTATACTGTAGGCAAAACTTGTTTAGGTTATTGTGGCATTACTTTACCCAAGAAAAAAAGACGTAGGCCAACTAAGAGTAAGGCTGAGGAAGTGTAATAAATTTTTAAAATCTCCTTGACATATGTATAGGGCTATGGTATTATACGTTTATATTAAATATTTAAGGGGGAATTTTAAAAATGAAAATAAGACTAGATAAGGATAATAGTAGTAGGAATATTTTGGGTGTAGCTCCAAAAGATTATTCGGATTTCTATAAAATATGGTTTCCTAAACTTAGAACTCATATCTATTATAAGGGATATTTCCCTGATGACATCATAGAAGATGTCACACAAGAATTAATGACGGATTTTTTTGAGGGGGATTATTTAAATAAGTTTGACCCTGATAAAATGTTTCTTAATAAAAAAACAGGTGAAATGTCAAAAGTTAAATTTTCTACGTTTTTATATAGTTGGACTAATAAAAAGCTTCTCGGTAAAAGAGATGCTTATAAAAGACTTTTTTGGGCAGAGGGTTTGTCTACTAATAAACTGATCTCCGATTCTGATAATACCACAACCTTTATAGATAGTTTGGGAGCTGTGGCAGATAATTACCAACTAGAGTTTAAAGAGTTGGTAGATTATATAAAAGAAAGTTTGAAAGAAAGAAAAGTAACTTCTTTAGGGAATAATTTTCCTTTATTCTTTGATAAAATTATGGAGCATGTTTTTTCTGGTGGAAAAACTCAAAGGGAATTTAAAACTAAGTCAGGTTTGAATTTAAGTTCTTTGGCTAAAGATTTGGGCATTTCTACTACGGGAGTGTCTTATATGCTAAATAAATTGAGAGTCGTTTTAAAAGACGACTTAGGAATTACTTATTAAAATAAATATAAAATAATGATAGGGTTTAAAATCTCTATCATTATTTTTTTATAGGAGGTTTTATGAGATATAAGGAATTTTTGTCTGAGTTTAAAAATCCAGGCAATTATTTATTGTCTGGTATTCCTGGTATAGGTAAATTTGAAATAGCTTTAAAAGTAGCTTTAAAGTATGTAAAAAGCTATGATGTTAAAAGTGTTAATAAATGTACTATAGATATAATAAGGGATATTATAAAGTTTGTTAATGTGAGGCCTTTTGGTTCAGAGTATAAAATTGTCATACTGAATATAGATGGGATATCTAATAATGCAGCACAAGCCTTATTAAAAGTTTTGGAAGAGACTCCTAATAGAAGTCGTTTTATACTAACTGGGAATATTGATTTAGGTGTACCTGAGACTATTATATCTAGGTGTAAAGTGCTTCATATTTCTCCTTTAAGTGAATATGAATTAATGGTTAAATATGAGGAGAAATATAATGTTAAAGTGCCTTTTGGAAAGGCTTGTTATGCTGGTGGTTCTTTTGGGAAATTAGAGGAGCTTATGAAGGCTGATACAATATTAAATAATATTATGCATTATATCTCAACATTGAGTAATGGAAAGATAGAGAGGTTATATGAGATTGTTAAAAGTTGGACTGAGGAAGAGGTAAAATATTTTAGGGTTTTAGTAGAAAATACTTTAGTAATGCATATAAGTCCTAGACTTTTATTTTCTAAAGATGATTTAATTCTGGCTAATACGGTTTTGTTTGATAAAGATAAGGTTTTAAAGTGGTTGGATTTACCCTTAAAAGTTTCTTTAAAAATGGTTTATATAGGTATTAGGTGTAAGGAGAGGAAGTGAATTAATGGCTTATTTTTTACAATGGTTAAATAAATTTCCTGAGAGGAAAAGACTTGTATACATTTGTGGAAAAGAAAGGCTTTTAGTTAATGAAGTGTTAAAAGCTGAGATGGCTAGTCGTAATGTTTCTGATTTAGGTTTAATTAAATTAGATGGGGCTAAGGATAGTATTGTTAATATAGATACTGAGTTAAAGCAATATGGGAATAATAATAGATTGATTCTTCTTAAAAATGCCGATCAAATTAAAGATTTTAGTTTTGTTATTAAATGGACTAACTTAACACATATGAGAAAGACTAGTTTAATTTGTGTAGGAAATGAGGTATTTCCTCAGACTAAGGAGGACCGATATAGACCTTTTATAGAAAAGAGGGATAGTGGTAAATTCATAGAATGTAAAGAGCTGAGTTTGGAGCAAACTTTAGAGCTTATAGCTATGAAAGGTAGTTTTACTCATGATGCAAGGAACGCATTATATGTTGCTTGTGGAGGTAATCTATCTAAAATTTTAAATGAAATTGAAAAATTAAATTATCTGGGTAAGACAATTACTAAGGAGTTAGTAGATGAGTTTGTTAATGTAAGCATAAATGATAACTTTGTTAATAAGTTGTTTGAGAGGACTTATACTTTAGATATGGTGTCTTTAATACAAGAAAAAGATATACCTTTGATTATAGCAGGTATAGAGTATTATTTACTTAACATGCTTTTAATTATTAAATATAGAAGTAATGATAGAGGCTTTAAAGATATAGCCTCTATATCTGGGGTACCTTTATTTTTAGTCAATAAACTATTCTTTTTGTGCAAAGGAGTGTCTGAGGCGACTATTCTAAGAAGAATAAAATTATTAGCTAATTTAGATGTGTCTTATAGAAAAGGAAATATTATAGGAGCTTTGGAAAGGTTCTTGATATTATGGTAGTTCATAGATGTTGGAGGTGTAAGAAACTTTTAAAAGAAGGAAATGAGAAGTTTTATAAAGGTTTTGCTTATGGTAAGGCCTGTTATTATAAAGTGGTCCAGGCTGATATTGAAAGAGAAGCTTTAAAAAGAAGGAGGGAGCTAAATGGAAAATCTGGTCAATAATTTTAAATATACTTTAAAGAGACAACCTGAGGCTTATAATTATTTATTAAGTAGAGGCATGAATGATTATATTTTAGATTGTTATAATTTGGGTTATTGTAAGCAAAAGTTAACAGGTTTTGAGGTTTTATATAAAAGAATTGTTTTTCCTATATATAATTGGCAAAATGAATGCATTTCTTTTGCTAGTCGATCTCTAGATAAAGGTATTAAATATTTGGTTTTAAACAGGCCAGGTTTTGAGAAATCTAAAAATGTTTATGGACTTAATATAGCTATGCCTCATATAGCAAAATCTAGAGTGTGTTTTATAGTAGAAGGCTTCACAGATGTTATAGGGATGCAGATGTCTGGGTTATATAATACTGTTTCTTCTATGGGTGTAGCTGCTACTAAATATCAAGCTCAATTAATAGCAAGGTGGGCTAAAACTATAATCTTTATTTTTGATGGGGATAAAGCTGGTCAGAGGGCTAAAGATAATGTGATCTCTAAATTAAAAGAGGCTGACTTAGGTGTTAGATTAGGCTATGTTTTATTATCTGGTGGTGTTGATCCTTATGATTTATATTTAAAATATAAGTCTGAGTTGTGGAATAGTTTTTTAAAAAGTAAAATTTATTTTTAATAGGAGGAAAATATGAATTATTGTGAAAAATGTAATGTAGAATTAACTAATGAAATGGAAGAGGAAGGAGTAGTTAGTTATTGTGGAGATTGTGGGATAGGCTATTGTGAAGAATGTGCAACGGATCAGATTGATACTTGTTATGAGTGTGGCAATGAGTATTGTAATGATTGTATGTATGAGTGTCAAAAATGTTTAAATTTCTTCTGTGATGACTGTGTCAGGGATATTTCAAACGAAGATTTTGTAGATAAAAAAGATTTGGGTGAGTGGGATCAATATGTGGTTTGCGAGGTTTGTGAAGAAAAACTAAAAAATAATTTTAAAAAAATTAAAAAATAACATTAAACTTTATTCTTTTAGAGGTATAATACCTGTTAGGAGCGGAAATAAATTTATATATACATGGGGGTAATGATGATAATTTAAAGTTTATTTTAAAATAACAGTAAATTTTACTCTTTTGTAGGTATAATATAATGTTTTTACCTGATAATAGTTTAGGATATCTAGTTGGTGGATGTTGGAATTATTTCAGTGTAGAACTCCCTTAAATAATGATATGAAATTAAAAGATTGTGGTAGGAGCTTAAAAAGTTTCTACCTATTTTTTTATAAAATTTATGTTTTCCTTGACATATGTATAGGACTATGGTATTATATAAACATAAGATAAATTATTAAATTTTTTGGGAGGATTCGATTATGAGTAGATTTGCATTATTAAAGGAAGATGTTAAGGTTTTAAAGAAAGACCAAACTAGTAAGGTATGGTCAGGTGAAATGATAAGAAATTTACTTCTTAGAAATCCAAATGCAGTCTTAAAAGGTGTTGTGGCTTTATATAAACTGCAAACAGCCGACGAGAAAGCTTATAAGCATACTAACGAGTCTAATGGAGTTGGATTCTCAGCCTATGACGCTCCATATATGACTAAAATAGCTGAGAGAGTTATAAGCAAAAGAGGCTTGACTAGAATGGAAGTAGCTAATTTAAGAGTAAAACTTTTAAAATATAGTAATCAATTAGCGAAAATCGCTAATAAAGAAATAAAAATATAGTCTAAAGAACCCGCTTAAAGGCGGGTTTTACCGTTTAAGGAGGGAGTTATGGCAGTTAAATTTAATTATTGTATTAAATGTTTAAGAATGAGGGACTGGGATTGGGATGAGTCTATTAAAAAATGGGTTTGTCGTGGTTGCGGTTCTCTTATGGGTTAGGGGGAATTTATGGCTAAAAAAATTGAATATGATAAGTATTGCCCTTCTTGTGGTGAAGGGCTGCACTTTAAAGATTTATATGTTAAATGTGAATCTTGTAATAAAATCCTTTGTAAATATTGTAATGCTAGGGTTGAGAGGTCCTATATTGCAGGAAAAGATTTATGTGAGGATTGTAAAAAAGAAGCTATGCAAAAATAAAATTGTACATGCTTTTAATTTATTTTTGAGGTATAATATTTAAAATTGAAAGGAGTTGTTTTATTTTGCCTTTATTTCAGGGAGTTAATTATCAGTGTATTGATGAGGAAGAGAAATTAAATGCAGTAATAAACGTTTTAAAAGATGTGTCCGTTTGTTCTATAGACTTGGAAACAAGCGGCTTGTCTGTTTATGATGATTATATAGTTGGGATAGGTTTGTCCTGGCAAGAAGGAACTGGGGTGTATATTCCTGTTAATCATGAGAAAGGGAAAAATATTGATTATGATAAGGCTTTAGAACTTTTAAAGCCTTGTTTGGAAAATGAAAATATTTGTTATATAGCTCACAATAGAAAGTTTGATCAAACTCTTCTAGGGGCTTCTTACTTGACAGATGATTTTATAAAGAATAATCCTAACTATGCTACTGATTTGTGGTTATCTGTTTTCCATAAAGAAATGGGTATTCAATGGCAACCTACCTTATTTAAAAAGCTTGGTATTAATTGCTTTGTTAAGTTTGATACTATGGCTATGGCCTATTTAACAGGCCGTTATATGAATATTGGAACGGGTAGCTCAACGGCTAGTCTTAAAAAGATAGTCTTATCTGAGTTAGGGATTCAAATGGTTCAGATAGAGCAATTATTTGGGGTTGACCCTGATAAGAAAAGTGCTGGTAAAAAGGCTAAGGCTAAAAAAGCTAATCTTATCAGATTTGAGACTTTGGACCCAAGAGAAGAAATCCCTTTACCTGGTGGAGATTTGGTTAGTCCTTATCAATACGGTTGTGCTGATTGTGATATGACCTTAAGACTATTTAATAAATTATATCCTCAAGTTAAAGATATGTTTTTATTAAAAGTCGATCAAGGTATAATCCCATTGGTTAAGTTGATGGAGTTAAATGGTGTACTGTGTAATATTGAAGAAATGAAAAGACAATATAAAGCCTTAACTTCGGAGAATGTCAGATTACAGACTTTAATTTATGAGTTTGTTTCTGATAAAGTGGGGGCTAAAATTACTTTTGATTTGGGTTCTTCTGCTCAAGTCGGTAAAATTTTATTTGAGCGATTGGGTTTACCAGTTCAGGAAAGGTCTCCTAAGACTGGTAAACCATTAACTAAGGCCTCTGTGCTTGAGGCAATGGCTAAAGATTATCCTATTGTTAAGAATATTCTTTATTGGCGATCTATTCGTAAACATGCTGAGGATTTCTTTAATGGTATGCAGGAGTATATTAATAATATTACTAATAGGATTCATACTTCTTACGCTACGGCTCATGTTATTAGTGGTCGTTTTGCCAGTGAGAGTCCTAATATGCAAAATCAGCCTAAGAAAGCCAGTTGGGATGTTTATAATCCTTATGGAGAGGATTATGAGATTAGCTGTAATGTGAGAAAGTGTTATGTACCTCCTAAGGATTTTTATGTCTTAGAGGGTGACTTTTCTCAGGTAGAGTATAGGGTATTTGCTGGACGTTCTCAGTCCAGAGCTTTATTGGAAGGTTATAGGCATGGTGTTGATATGCATACTAAAAATGCTTCTATGATTTTCCAAGTGCCAGAGGCTCAGGTTACAAAGAAATTAAGGTCTGATGGTAAAACTTTTTCTTTTGGTATTATGTATGGTATGAGGGCTATGGGTATTTCTAAAAGAATTGGGATACCAAAAGCGGAGTGTCAGAAATATGTTAATAACTATTTTCAGGCTATCCCTGAGGGAGTTCAACATATCAAAGATATTACTGATGGAGCAAAAAGAAATTGTTATGTAGTTACTCATTTTGGGCGTATTGCTCATATGCCTGAGTTTAGAAGTGATAATAGTAAATTAAGGTTTAAGGCTGAGCGTGAAGCTTTTAATATTACAATTCAAGGTACCGCTGCAGATATTATGCGTATTGCCATGTATAGATTAGGACAGACTCTTTTAAAAGATTTTGGTCCTCGGTTTAATGATGTGATTAAACCTATCTTAACTACTCATGACTCCTTTGCTTTATATGTGCATCGCTCTGTAGATGTTAATAAATTAATGGCTGCTATGCGTAAAGCTTGTGAGATTCCTATTACTAATTTTCCTCATATTAAAATGGATTTTCAAGTTGGACCGTCTTATGGTGAGTTATTAGATTGGGGAGAAGGAATAGAAAAATATTTTGATACTGGAAAAGATGACTTTGGATTTGGCTCTTATTTTGATGATTTAAAGCCTAAAAATAATCCTGATAAAAAACCTGAGGAAGATAAAAAAGTTGATTTAAATGTGGTTTCTGGTGAGAATAAACCCATTAATAAATCTCCTGTTATTTTAAAAGTGGTTATACCTAAGGAATTAAATCCTGTGGAGGCTAACGCTATTAAAAATTTAATGGCTGCTTATCCTGGACAAAATAAAGTAATTATAGATTTTCCTGGTGGTGAGGTACCTATTAATATAACTACGAGTTTAGGTTTAGATGATGAATCTAAATTTCAAATGATTTGTACTTGTAAATTAACTTTAGATTCTAAGTCTATTAGTGGTAAGGCTTTAACTACTGGTTTGAAATTATAATGTTTGCGGTTAAGATTTTTTTAATCTTAACTGTCTTTTTTCTATTTTTATAGGTATAATATTTTAGTTAGAAAAAGGGAGGGGAATTTATGGAAGATTTGAAATGTCCTTTGAATCCTGAGTGTAAAAATGATGATAAAGAAATATGTTCTCTTTGTCAGGTGTCTTTAGAAGAATATTATAGAACTATGGAAGAGGTAGCAAAGGAGCTTATTTATGCAAGTAAAGATTGTTAGACTCAAGAAATTTCCTTCTAAGTTGGTAAGAGATCATATGTGTGATAAATTACCTACTGAGAGTAAAAAGCATACTTTTATTATAATGTTGACCACTATAGATAGGAGGAAATTTTATAGAGAGGGAAGTTTTTCTATAGTGGCTGTTTGTCCTCATTGTAAGGAGGAGATTAAATATAATGTAATTAATATATGTAAAAGGTAGGAGTGGTTTTATGACTATTAGTATGGGTTGTAAATGCAATATAGGTAAGCAATATGAGATGATGGAGTTTCATGTTGAAATAGATAGTAATGATTATCCTATTATTAATGGGTGTGATCCTGATGTTCAATTAAAATATTTACAGGGTAAGGCCTTATTACAGTTACTTTTATTTAAAGTTGCTATAGGGTATTTACGGCAGGATACTGTTGAATATCAAGAACAAAAGAAAATTATTGATTCTTTATTGGAATTATCTAATGTTTAAATTAAAATTAGGAGGAAATTTTATGAATGATGTTAAAAATGGTAGTAATAATTTGAGTAAGAGGTCTTATAAAAAGTTGGCTGATTTATGCCCAGTTATGGAGGAAAAGGATTTATTTACTGTTTATAATTATTTAAAAGATGAAATTGTAGCAAACCCTATTTTTAATAAGGTGATGGATAGAGTTGGGAAGTATTCGGATTTCTTTGTGGCTCCTGCTTCTTGTAAGTATCATTTAAATGTGCCTTTAGGTTTATTTAGGCATTCTTTGGGTGTTACCTTCAGGTTATTGGCTCTAGATAGTGCTTATGGCATTATTGATAGTGCTAATTTGTTGGAGGTTGTTTTGGCTGCTATGCTCCATGATCTTGGTAAAGCTGGGCAGGTGCAAATTAACTCTATTAAGTCTGATGAGGTTATTAGTAGTCCTTATTATCTTAAAAAATCTTTGAAGACTAAACCTGGGGAGTTTAAATATGAGAGGAATAAAGATAAAAATCGTATAACTCGCATGTCTGTACCTTTGGGTAGTCTCCATTTTATATCTGTTATTTTAAGTGATATATGGAAGCCGTCTCCTGAGATATGGGCTGCTATAGCTTATCATGATGGAATGTATGTGAAAGCTGGTGCCGAGGTTGCTCAGGCTGAGACTCCTTTAGGTGTGGCTCTGCACAATGCTGATTATTTTCAGGCAAGACTTGAAAGTAATTGGGAGTTAGGTACTTATTTTGGATAGAGTTAAATTAACTCCTAAGCAGGTTAGGTGGATACGCAAAAAAGCTAGTAAAGGGTATACGTCAACTTATTTAGCTAAATATCTTGATGTATCTGTCTCTATAATTTCAAATGTAAGAAATTATAGAACTTATAAATGGGTAGAGGATTGATAATATGGACAAAGAAAATTTAGAGGCTTTAATCGCTAAATGGTATGATGAAATAAGAGATATGACTTTTAATTCTTCGGCGGATTTTAGTGTTAAAGGTTATGAGGTGCTTTTTAGTGAAGTAGAAAAAGTAAGAGGCTTTATGAGTCGTCTAGAGTTTTTATTATCTGAGGCTAAATACATTAAAAGAAAGTTTATTGTAAGAGCTGAGGAAATTAAGGCCCTTTATGAGGAGGGCCTAGACAAATTAAAGGTTAAACCTCAAGGAATGATAAATAAAGGTTATTCTTATCATGAAAGAGAAGCTACGTATAGAAGTGATCCTAGTCTTTTAGAGTATAGGATTAGACTTAAGAAGTTTGAAAATGCTGTGGCTGATCTGGTTATGTTTTTAGATATAGCCGTAAGTAGAATGAAATATTTAGAATCTTGTAAAAATGATTTACTTTTACAGTCTAATTTAATTCGCTTGGGGTATAATAATTAAAATGAGGAGAGGTGTTTTATATGAAAGTAGGCTTTAATGAAAGTCAAAAATCAAATAATATTTTTGATTTGGAGAATTTTAAACTTGATAAAGATTATAAAGCAAGAATAGCTTTAATTGAGCAAGATATTGAGGTTGAGTATACCCATTGGGTTGATGAGTTTGGGTATGTTATTTGTCATGGTGATTATCAAACTTTGTTAGACACTGGTAGTGATGGCAAATGTCGTTTTTGTAAAGCTGCTGAGAATAGTAAAGCTGTTAAACCTGCTAGGAGGAGATTTGTTACTTGGTTAGTGTTGTATAGAACAAATAAAGCGGGTATGCCTATAGGTCCTCCTATAAGCTTTGAAATTATCCCTTGGCTTTTTGGGGATGATAAATTTAATGACTTAGTTAATAAAAAAGAACAATGGGGAGATTTGAGATTAAGAGATATCCTTGTTGAGTGCTTGGGTAAACAATACCAGAAATTTAGAATGGATGTTTTACCTGAGGCTTTATGGCTTAGTGATGCTAATCTAAAGGCTCAAGTTGTAGCGGAGTATAAGAACACACAACATAAATACGGTCAAGATATGAGGAGATTATTAGGTCGAGATGTTACCAAATTAGAAGATATCGACAAAGTTATAAATGATGCTGTTGGTTCTTCTACAACTGTACCTCAATATGCCAATACAGATATTAATAGTATATTGAATGGTGCTGCTCAGGGTGTTACTCCTCCTGCTAATCAAGGTCAGCCTAATATTCCTGCAAATACAGATTTTTCTGCTTTGCTAGGTAATAATACGACTCCTGCTAATAATGTTCCTAATGTACAAAATCAAACTCCTGTTAATAATGTTGTGCCTAATGTGCAAAACCAGACTCCTGCGACTAATGTGCCTAATGTTGCTAATACACCTAGCACTAATGTTGCTAATAATAATGTACCTAGCAATAATTTTGATGATTTATTAGGCAATAATGTACCTAGCAATAATATACCTAGCAATAATCAAGGTCAAAATCCTGGGGTAGTTACTAATGGAGGGGCAAAAGATTTATCTAAAGTGGATAATAATGTACCTAGCAATAATTATACTGACTCTGATAATCCTCTTAATAATTTGCCTAGTAGTAATCCTGCTGATAATGTTAAAGTGGATACGGTGGATTTTGATAGCTTATTAAATTCATAGTTTTATATTATAAAGCCTATATAGTTTATTTATATAGGCTTTAAATTTTTTGGAGGATAAAATGAAAAAAGTTGTTTATGTGTTAGGACAGGATATAGCTTCTATTAGTTCTGGCTTAAATTTAGTAAGGGGTGAATTTACTGGAAATGATATAAAATTTAAATCTTTAGCTGAGAAGTCTTTTACTATAGAGAATAATTTTAAATCCAGGTATAAGAATGCTGAGGGTGTTTTTGAGTTTACCTGGGCTATGGATAAGAAATATAATGGAGTAGATTTAATAGTTAATGAGGATTACATTAATGGTATGAGTCATGTAGCATTTTCTTTAGGGGAGTTTAATGGCATTATCAGGGCTTTTCATTATGAGCGTAAATTTAGTATGCTTTTAAATCATCCTGCTAAGTTTAGAAGTTTTATTGCTAATGGTAGGAAAGCTCCTAAAGGTGGAGCTGCTAAAAGAGTTATTGTTGATTGGGTTAAAAAAGAGTTTAAGTATGAGTCAACCAGACATTATGCTAAGGAGAGGTCTGATTGTACTGATGCTTTTGTACATGGTGTAATAGGAGTTTATTATTGTTTTTTCTTAATGGGTGTCTCTAGTGATATCTTATCACCAATTAGGAAAAAGATATTTATTAACTCTAAAACTAAAAATGGCTTAATGGATAATAAGGATTTATTATTAAATGATGATGTTTTATATAGTCTTTTGGAGGTGAAAAAATAATGATTGATAATATTAGAGGACAGTATTTTTTAGAGTGTGATGGCTGTGGCCTGAGAGTGAATGTAGATTCTTTTGGGGAAGCTGTTGATTATAAGAAAGATAATAGGTGGAAAAGTATAAAAGTAGGGATTAATGCTGATGATTGGGCAGAATATTGTCCTGATTGTAAGAAGGAGTTTAATAATGAGAAATGATTTAGATAGATTAAATAATATGTTAATTCATGATACTGGGGTAGTTAAAACCTATATCATACCTATTAGTAATATTATAAATTTAATGGTTAGGGTGTCTACTAATGGCGGTTTTGATCATATTTCTGTAAGTGTTAAAAATAAATCAGGTCAAATAATAGAAAGATGTCCTAAGTGGAAAGAAATGAAAGTAATAAAAGAAATGTTTTTTAAAAAGGATGAGTTTGCTTTTCAGTTTCATCCTGCTGAGGCCGATAATGTTAGTAAGCATCCTTATTGTTTACATATATGGAGGAATCAAAAAGGTGATTTTCCGATACCTCCAAAAAAATTTATTTAAAGGAGTTGTTATTGTTGGGTAGAGATTTAGGAGAAATACAAGAGTGCTGGGATAAATGTTCGGGATGTGTTTATTTTAGATATGGACCTAAAAGCAAGTGTGATTTGACTCAAGTAGGTACATGTAATTATCAAGGAATTAAGGATTGTGTTAAAGAGGAGGATAGTAATGGCTAAAACTGTTATAAAAACTTTGAATGATGCTAAAAAACATATTTTAGATATTGAGGGTGATGATACCATAATATCCTTGGAGGGAAAAGTTAAACCTATGCCTCATATTTCTACAGGTAGCTTTTTAATAGATTATATAACTGGTATTGGAGGCATACCTTTAGGTCGTATTATAGAATGTTATGGGCTAGAGAGTTCAGGTAAGACAACTGTAATGACCAGTTGTGCTGTTCAATGTCAAAGAGTTTTAAAAAAAGCTGTGTTGTATTTAGATTATGAGCATGCTCTTGATAAAAAATATATGCTCGCTCAAGGAGTAGATTTATCGGATGATAAGTTTATTTATGTACAACCAACATATATGGAGCAAGGTTTTCGTATAGCTGAGTTTTATATGAAAACTGGTTTTATAGGGTTGGTTATAGCGGATTCTGTGGCAGCTATGAAGACTCAGGCTGAAATGGAAGGGGATATAGGTGATCCTACTGCAGGTGGTGTCGCTCATGGTGCTAGGATTATGGCTCAGACTTTAAAAAAACTGGCAGGCATTTGTTCAAATACTAATGTGGCTTTTGCTTTTATAAATCAATTGAGATTAGGGTTACCCATGACTCCTTTTGAAAAGGCAAAGGGAATTAAAAAAGAGACGACTCCTGGTGGGTCAGCTTTAAAATTTTATTCTACTATGAGGTTAAAATTTACTAAGATAGGTGGAGTAAAAGGTAAGTTATTTAATGCTATTAAAGGTGAGTGGGAAGATGGATTAGTGGCCACTAAAATTAAATGTGAACTTATTAAAAATAAAGTTGCCCCGCCTTTTAGGTCTTGTGAGTTTATCATTAGATATGGTATAGGAGTAGATGATGTAATGTCTATTATACTTGTGGCTATTGATAGAAAAATGATTAAAAAGAATGGAGCCTTTTTAAAAGTGCCTGCTAAATATAGGCATGATAAAGAGGAAAAAAATATTCAAGGCTTGGAAAAAGTATGTACATACTTTAGAGAGGCTGGGGTTAAAGGTTTTAAAGTTTTATCAAAAGATTTAAAAGATGCTATTGATAAAGATATGAAATATGTGGAGACTAGAACGGAAATAGAAGATAGTTACGCTTTAGTCGAAGATGGACCAACTCAAGAGTTGCCTGAGGAATTATTAGAAGAGACAAATAATAAAAATAAAACAGTCTCTTTATAGATTTTATAGGTATAATATTTAATAAAAAAATGGAGGTTGTTATATGAGAAATGATAAAAGTTTTTCTAGAGATGAAGTAATTAAGTTATTAAAGCCTACTGATGGCTTTAAAGAAATACCCTTTAGAATGGGTAGTAATAGGATAGAGTTTACTAAAGATAATGAGTGTAATATGTTATTCCGTTTGGATAATGAGGAGTTTAAATTGTCTAAGGAGGCTTTTATTAAAGCTTCTAGGATTTGCGGTGTACCCGCTACTTATGTAAAAAAATTCAATGATGAATCTTTGCATTTAATGAATCCTCATTTTAATCATTGGTTTAATACTAAGTCAGATGATGGAAAATTATTAATTGCTGGGGATAATGTGGTTTCTTTTATTAAAGGTTCAACTGATTATTATAGTAGAGTTAAGGTCCTTGAAATTATTGAGGATACTTTGGCTCCTACTAGTTTAGAAAAAGACAACCTTATCTATGATAAGGTGCATCATAGCTTTGATAGAGGGTTGTATTACTCTGTAGTCTCAAACCAAGAAGAGGCTATGAATGTAGGTGATGTGGTCAGAGGCGGCATTTCTGTTCAAGATCATATTCTTGGAGAAAAGGTTTTTACTATTTCAGGCTATGTATATCGTTTAGTTTGTTCTAATGGTATGATATCGCAAAATATTCTATCCAAATGGTCAAGGCGTTCTAATAGCGAACATTTGGAAGAATGGGTAAAAAATAGTGTTACGCAAGCTCAGACGGAGATTACTTCTGAGTTTGAAAGAATTAAGCATTTACAAGAGATTCCTATTAATGATCATGGGTCCGAATTATTAAAAAATATTTTTAGTGAGTTTAATGTGACTTCTAAATTAAGAGAGGCTATAACTGATGAAATCATAAATGCAGGAGAAATTAAAAATATGTATGATGTTTTTAACGCTATAACTTCTGCAGCTAATTCTAGTGAGTTTTTAGAGAATCCTAACATGATACAATCCCTACAAATGTTAGCTAGTGGCGTAGCTGAGCATTCCAGTTTTTGCCCTACTTGCCATAGTTTATTGGATGTAGATTAATGCAATTCTATATTTTATGTGTGGTAATAGGAGTGACTTTATTATGGATGCTTATCCAGATAATACTTTTAAAAGTCTGTAGTAAGTCTTTATATAATAAAGTAAGTATAGTGAAAAATAGTGCTTTTAATGACCTGATCAGATGTCAGGTCGTTAAAAGTTATAAAAGGATTCTATTAGAGGGATTAGAGGAGTTAGAAGAGATTAATAAAAATAATGTGAGAGTTATGATTAATAAAAAGGCTAAGGATATGATTATAAGTTTTAATGGTATAAAAAAAGATTAGGAGGAGTCTTATGCTGGAAAGAATAGATATAAAAAATTACCAGTCTTTATCTGATGTTGTTATAGAGCCTGGTAAATTTACTGCTATTATTGGAGAGAGTGGCTGTGTAGATTGTGACACTGAGTTCTTTAATGGTTATGAATGGAAGAAGATTAGTGATTATGAAAAAGGGGATAAGGTTTTAGAATATAATCATCTTGGTTTGTCTGCTTTGGTTTATCCTTTAGAGTATCATAAATATAAAGCGGATTATTTATGGCATTTTAAGACTGGTTATGGTATCGATCAATGTTTAAGTGATGAGCATAATGTTTATTATATAACTTCAAAAAATAATTTGTATCATAAAACATTTAAAGAAGTCAGAGAAAATAATGAGAGAGCCACTTTTTTCAGAGGTAGATTTATAACAACTTTTAATTATACTGGTGAAGGTTTAAAATATAGTGATGCTTCAATAAGATTAAGAGTTGCGATTAAAGCTGATGGAAATCTTATGAATGTGAATACATCTTATTGGAGAGTGAGTTTAAAGAAACAAAGAAAAATAGACAGATTTAGAGAACTTTTAAAGTTGAATAATATTAGATTTCTAGAACGTACAAAAAAAGGTGGTTATATTGTATTTTATTTTAAATACGAGACAACAAAATCATTTGGTAGTCATTGGTATAATTGTACAAAAAAACAGTTTGAGCTTATATATGATGAGATGTTTCATTGGGATGGATATCTTAAAACTAGAAAGGCCTGGCATACTACTATAAAAAAAGATGCGGATTTTATTCAATTTGTAGGTTCTGTTTGTGGTTATAGAAGTTATATTTCAACAGCTGATAGAAGAGGTGAAAAAAGGATAATTGGGGGTAAAGAATATACAAGAAAATCAATAGATTATACTGTAATTTTCACAAAAAGGACTTTAGTTGGGTTCACTCAAGAAAGGAAAAGTATTGGTTGTGAAAAAACGCCTATAAATAAATATAAAACTAAGGATGGTTATAAGTATTGTTTTACGGTACCATCTGAAAAATTGATCTTACGTAGAAATAATAAAATATTTATTACTGGTAATAGTGGGAAAAGTGCTTTAATTCGTGCTTTGGAGGCTATGGTTGTTAATAGTGCTGTATGTGGCTCAGATTGGTCTCATATACCTGTTGGGTCTAATAAGACTCATATTTCTATGACTTTAGATGGTCATGTAGTGGAATGGGTCAAAGGTAAAAATATAAATAATTATGCTGTTGATGGTGAACTATTGAAAAATGTTGGCAGGGGTTGTCCTGAGGAAGTAACTTGCTTTTTGCGAATGAGTGAAATTTCTATTGATGGAAGTAAGTTTTTGGTTAATTTTGATAGACAGTTTGATTTACCTTTTCTCTGTGATGCGTCTGGCTCTATGGTAGCAAAAATATTAGGAGAGATTACTAATGTAAATCTTCTAATAGCTGCTAATAAAGAGGCTAATAAGAAAAAAATAAATAAAAATAAATTGAAACTTATTAGAGAAAAAGATTTAATTGCCTTAAGGGGAGACAAAGAGAAATATTCCCAGTTAGCAAGTAAAAGGAAGTTTTTAGAGGTTTTAAAAGCCGCTAGAGAAAAAGTACAAAATAAAATTAAGGCTTTAGAGGCTTTGGCTGAGATAGAGAAAAATTTACTCATGTATTCTCAGTCAATGAAAAATAGTATAGTGATTGTAAATAACCTTAAAACAACTTTAAAGGGGTTAGAAACTAATTTAAAATTACTTAATGATAAATTATTAGCTGTAAATGTTTTTAGTGATATAGCCTTAAAATTAGAGCAATTAAAAGTATTTATGGATAAGACTTATGATGAAGTTGCTCATTGGAGAAATACAGAAAATATTAAAATTAACAGGCTTTTTAATATGGTTGATCGGTATAATAAACTAATTGATATAATTAAAAATTTAGTGGTAACTGATCAAAAAGTAAAAGTTTCTGAGGATAGTTTAGCCAGGTTAAAGATTATTAATTTTATTAAGTTGCCTGATATTTCTTCTTATCTTGATAGTAAAAGGGCTATTGCTCAAATAGATAGAGCTGAGAATCTTTTAAGTAAGTCCAGAGATAAGAAAGATGTTGTTATGGTGGAGTTAGACAAAAGAAAAATAGCCTTAAAGGATTTTATAAAAGAAAATCCTTTGTGTCCTGTATGTAATAAACCATTGGATAATGAGGAGGTGTAATTAATGGCGGATACTCCTGTATGTTGTGGTAAGGATATGATTTTAATTGATATTGAGGATAAAGGTAAAACTCATGTTTTGACTTATAAATGTGATAATTGCAACGAAGAGAAAGTAGTTATAGAGCAATATTAGGAGGTTTAATTATGGGTTGTTCTCATGATTGGCAAGAGACTGGTGAGGTTAGAGTTAATAAGTCTACTGGTAAAAATGAGTTTGAGGTAGAATGCTCTAATTGTCATATAGTTAAATGGGTAGAAGAAGATTAATATAGATAAGGAGGTGTGATTAATGGCATGTTCGCACTTATGGTTAGAAACTGGGAATACCAGGATTAGAAATGGAAAGGTAGAGTATGAGTTTGAATGCTCTAAATGTAACGCTACTAAATGGGAGTCAGAGGATGAATTTAGTTAAATTTTGAAAGGGGTTGTCTTAATGATATTTTGTTGGTTTAGCGATGTCCATCTTGCGGATGTCGCTCCTGCATCTCGTAAGGATGAATCTTATAGTGATGTAGTAATAGAAAAATTGTTATTTATAGCTCAGACTTGCCTTAAGGTTAATGCTGAGTATGCTATTTTTGGTGGGGATTTATTTCATTCTAAAATAGCATCTAAAATATCGCATGGTTTAGTGAATAAAATTTTAAAGGTTTTAGATGAGTTTCCATGCCCTATATTATTTATAGTGGGTTCTCATGATATTAGTTATGGGAGATTAGAAACTATAAATAAAAGGCCTATAGGCACTATTTTGAAACATCCTATGGTTAGATTTTTAGAAAAACCTTATATAATAAATCCTGATTTTGAGATAGTTGATGAGGATACAGAGTTATTAATTAGGGTATTGCCTGTAAGTGATACCTATAATAAAACAGATGAAGTTTTAAATAAAATTAAAGAGTATAAAAAATCAAGTGCTATCAACTCTTTTAAAGGCAAGTATTATGATATTGCTTTATTACATCAGCCTATTGTTAAGGATAGGAAAGTTTATCCTTATGATGTAATTCCTGCTGATGATTTAGCAGGAGAGTTCGATTTAGGATTAATAGCTCATATGCATGATGATAAGGGTATTTGGGAAAGTACTTTAAATAATAAAACTACTACTTTTGTACAAGTAGGAAGTGTCTCTAGAACTTCTATAGATGATAAGGGAAGAAAGCCTAAATTTTTGTTATTTGATGTGAGTAATAAAAATAAGGAGATAAGTTTAAGTCATAAAATAGTGGAAATCCCTATAGTAGAGGATGTGTTTAAAGAGGAAAGCTCTGATAATAAAATTGATGAGTCTATTAAAACTTTATTAGATAATGTTAATGAGACCTCTTTTGGCATTTTTTCTACTGAGGAGGCTATTAAAGCTATAGGAGAGGAAATATTATTTGAGGCTTATAGTCCAGAGATTGATCCTGCGTCTGAGGATCAGGCTCTAGAATTTTATCAGGCAGTAAAGAAAAAAGCTGTAGAGATATTAGAAAAGGTAAAGAGGTGATTTGGTGTATTTAGAGGTAAAAAATTTAGATTCTAAAGATTATAATTATAAGATAAATTATTTTAATAATAGACCTTTAAAGTTGTCTTATAGTTCTTTTAAGTCTTTGGAATATTGTCCAGGCAGATATTTTATGCAAAATATAATGTACTGGAAGCCCAAAGAATTTAATGAGAGAAATTTTTGTCTTGGTAGTGTAGGCCATTCTTGTCTTGAGGAATGGTTAGCTAATGGTAGAGATGAAGATGGTAATTTAATTATAGGTTATATGCAGTCTATAGCTAAAAAGCTATTTGATTTGTATTTAAAAAAGCATAATGTTATCCCTTTAAATGCTCAGGATATTAATAATATGCGAGAGAAGTCTGTAGTTAATGCTCAGGCTATAGAAGATGTTTTCATAGATTTTGGTTTTACTGAAAAGAACTTGCGAAATGAAACTAAATGGAGAATAAAATTAAAGGCTTATAAAAATGTTTTCTTAACTGGTGTTTTAGATTTGTATGATGAAGATGACAAGGTGGTATATGATCTTAAAGTTACCAGTTCAGCCAGATTTATGGATGAGGACCAAATTTGTTATTATACAATGATGGGAACTTTGGCAGGATGGCAAGTTACTAAATGTGGTTTTATAGTACCTTTAAGAAAAGATAAGGTAGTAACTTTGTCTTTTAAAAGTGAGGATTTTAAAAAGTTGTATGAAAGAGTTAAAAAAGCTATAGGGGTAATAGGCAGCTCTCTTCATACTGGTAAATGGCTTTTGAATTATGATAAAACTAATTGCTATCAATGCCCCGTAAAGGCTTTTTGCCCTGCTGCTAAAGAAGCGGAAAAGCCTATTGATAGACCTGTGGAAGATGGGAGAATTAAATTATGAGCAAAGATTTAAATGGTGATGTCATTTGTGATATATGTAATGAGTCTGTTGGGGGTTATATTTATTCTATATGTCAAGGATGTGGAGCCGATATACATAATAAATGTTATGAGAAAATAAATGAGGAATGGTATTGTCCTAAGTGCAAGACTAAAGTAGTTTAAAAAATTAATGAGGAGTTGTTTAGATATGAAAGATTTAACTAAAAGATATAATGAATGTAAAACTGCTGTAGAAGATGGCAAGAGAAAATTGGCTGTAGCTGAGAGAGAATTAGAAATTAATAGTAATTCTTATAATGAGTTGTTAGCTGGTGCTAAAGAGAAATTTGGAATTAAGGATTATGATGATCTGGTTAATAAAAAAGAAATTTTAGAGGCAGAGATAGAAAAAGAATTAAATGATATAGAGGCTAAATTAAAAGCAGGAGGATTACTATGAAATTTAGGATTAAAAAATTTGTATTAGAGGCTTTATTAAATAAGGCCTCTGCAGTATTATTGTCAAAAGGCGATTTTATGCCAATACTTAAAAACTTTCATATAAAAGTAGATAAAGACATTGAAATAATAGCTACTGATTTAGAACTTTCTATTAGGGCTTCCAGTGATTTAATTGAAATAGAGTCCTCAGGCAAGGCTATATTTCCTGGTAAAACATTAAAAGAGATTATTAATGGTTGTGAGGATGATGTAGTTTTAATCTCTGTGGCTGATGATAAAGCCTTAATTAAGTGTGCTGGAGCTGAGTGGTCTATACATTTAATGAATCCTGATGATTATCCTGAGATTCCTAAGATTGAATCTTGTACTAAAATAGATGTGCCTAGATTAGCCTTAATAACTGCTTTATTAAAAGTAAAAGGGGCTGCTGCTAAGGAATCTGTTAGACCTGCTTTGCAGATGATTAATGTAGTTAAAGGGTCGGTGATGGCTTCTGATGGAGCTATATTTAGACAGGTTAAATTAGAAGCTTTGAAGGATATATCTTTGCAGTTTCCTGTTGGAGCTGTAGAAGATTTAATAAAAATGCTTAAAAATACTGAGACAGAAAATATCGGTATTGGGGAGACTGAGGACCATATATTAGTATTTTCAGGTATTGATTGCTTTTTAATAACTAAGAATAATGTGGATTATCCTGATGTCGAAGCCTTATTAGTTGAACCCGCAAGGAAGAATAAATATAAATTAACTGTAGATAAGGCAGCTTTGCGAGCGGGTATTAGGAGAGTGCGGATTACTGCGGATGAAAATACAAAAGGAATTTTAGTGGCTTTAAAAAAGAATAGTTTAATTCTGAGGGCTAAGGATAGATACGGTAATATGGCTACTGAGGTAATAGATGTGTCGTGGTCTCATCCTGATCGAACTATAGGAGTTAATCATGAGCATATATTAGGGGCTATTTCTTGTATAGATAATCCTAGTTTAGAGATTTTATTAGGGGATGATAAGAAAACTAGAAAAGCTGCTTTATTATTTGAGCATGATAATAATTTAGCTATTATAAATCAATTACAAATTGATTTTGATTAGGAGGTTATAATGGGAATGATGAATAAATTAGGTATTTTATCAAATGCTATTGATGATTTTGAATTTTCGGTCAATAGAGAAGAGGTATTATTAAAAGATTTAAATAGTAGGATTGCTGATCTGGATAAAGTTGTGGAAGAGCTTAAATTTGATTCTAGTATATTGGAAGAGGTGGCTAGATTATTCCAGAAATTCAGTGAAAGAGAACATAGAAATATACAAGATAAATTTGAAATGTTGATATCTTATGCTTTATCAATTATTTTTGAAGGACAGTTCAAAAGTTTTAAATTTATTAACAGTATAGAAAGAAATCAATTTACTATTAAACCTGTATTGACTTTTATGTATGAAGATAAAGAAGTTACCACAGATGTTATGTCTTCTAATGGTGGTGGTGTAAGTAATATAGTAGGGTTCTTATTGAAATTATTAGTCCTGGTATTTCAGTCTAAAAAATATAGACCTGTTTTATTTTTAGATGAAAGCTTTGCTAATTTATCGGCTGAGTACGTGCCTTTAATTGCTAAGGTGATTAATAAATTGGTTACTGAGTTAGGAAAGGACCTGCAGATAATTCTTGTAACTCATCAAAAAGAGTTTATTGATTATGCTGATCGGGTTTATAGGTTCAGTAAACCTAAATATAAGACTGTAATTGAAAAGGTGAAATGATGGATTATGAGTTAATAGAGTCTAAGATACCTATTAAGAGTTGCCCTTTTTGTGGTACCATACCTAAGGGCGTAGATAGGTGGTTAGTTAATAGAATTGAAAAAATATATCATTATTCTGTGAGTTGTGAGTATTGTAAAATTGAAAAGGTAATGGCTGTTAATACTTTTTCTTACTTGGATTTGGATACTGCGGTTAAGATTTGGAATCATAGAGTATAAGTAGATAGGGTTTATGCCCTATCTATTTTTTTATATTTATCCTTGACATATGTAAAGGATAATGTTAATATAGATACATAAGATAAAATTAATTTTTGGAGGATGATTAAATGAATAAATTACATTTAGAGCTTAGTATGGAATTATCATTGTTAGCTAAAAATTGTCTCAATACTGAGAATGCTATTAGTAGACTCAGAGGCAATAGATTAAATAAGAATCGTTTTTATGATTCTTTAAAAACTAAATATAAATATGCTGATCTATTTATGTATCATTCATGGATTAATCTGCATGAATTAGCCTTATTGGATGAAGGCACTTTATCTGATATGGTGGATAAATTTAAAGCTAACTTAAAGGCTTTAAAAGCGATTAGAGCTGATTTGATAGCTTATAATAATTTCCTTAGTATAGGTTAGAAAAAAAGTTTAAAAATTTTTTAAAATAACATTAAACTTTGCTCCTTCGGCGGTATAATACCTGTTAGGAGCACAAGTGATTTTATTTATAGTGTAGGGTGTGTAGTATAGGAGGAATAATTATTATGAATGATAAGAATGATAAAAAGGTGTTATTGTCTGTGTCTGTTAAAACATTGTATGAGCTGAAAAAAGTTAAAAAGATATTTAATGGTGTAAATGCTTCTGATGATGAAATCTTAGAGTATGCCTTAAGATTAATTAATGGTATACATGATATTAAATTACCTGGGAGGTTTAAGGATGACTAAAGATGGTAAGAAACCTAGAAAGGTTTTAGTGGAAAAGGTGTATATTAATAATCAATATACCTATGATGTGGTCGGATGGTTTCATGGCTTTTGTCCTGCTGGTTCTTCTGATATGGAAGGAGTTTACCCTATGGCTATAGTAGAATTAATGATCGGTCAGGTGGTCCTAGTGCCTGCTGATACTATAAGTTTTCTGGATAGTCCTGTGGATGATTTATTGGCTGAGCATCCTCTTATGGGGCAGATTGTTTTAATCAGTAATGGAGAAAAGACTATTGAGGGCAAAATTACTCGTTTAAATTCTATGAGTCAAGGGGCTAATGGTATAGCCTGGATAACTAAATTTGATGGTAGCGGTGAATTAAAAGTTAAGTTTAAGGATGGTCATTTAGCTACTGAGGCTAATAGTCCTATAGGGGTGTGCTTAAAGGAATCAAGTTATGAGTTTAAAGAGTACTAATAATTTTTATGAGTTAAGGTGTGATCTTTGTGGGCTGCTTATAAAGCGTAAGACCCATAAAGAGGCAGTTAAAGCCAGTAAAGATTATCATTGGTGGAATATATACTCTGATGATTTTAGATGCTGGTTTAATTATTGCCCTAAATGTGGTCCTACGGGTAAAAAGATGATTATGGGTTAAGGAGGTTATTAATGATTGATTGCAAGCATAAATTAAAAATAAAAGGCATATTGCCATTATATGAAAACAATGAAAGTACTTATTGTATAACTAAGTGTAAACAAAAATGCAAGGTTATGTGTAGTAATGGGTGTGGTAACTCTATTATAAGTTATAGAAGGAAATTTGATTTATTTTTATGTGATGAGTGTAGTAAAAAGGTGTTATAGGAGGTTATTAATGGCTATTAATTTTCAGGAAAAAAGAGAAGAATGCAAGAATAGAAATTATGTGCTATCCTCTAAGGAGACAGAGGACCTGGTTACTTTGTATTATAAGTGTAGGGATGATTTCTTAAGTGCTTATCATGTGGCAAAAGACCAGATTGCTTTTAAAGCTTCTAAAAATAGATATGATTTAATTCAATTTGATGAGGCCAAATTAGAGGCTAATTTAGCTATCTACGGAGAATTAAGATGGGTTCTTAGAACTCTTGAAAGAGTATTAAATATAAAGCCTGATAAGTCTTTAGATGATTATCAGTTAATCGTGGAGGTAGAAGGATGACACAAAAATTTATATATAATGAGGCTTATTGCCTTATGTTATATAGGTGTAAGGCTTGCGGAGCTATGGAAATTCTTTGGAACTCTAGAGACGGTGTAGTTCCTTTTTGTATATCGTGTAGGTTTTGTCATGAGGAAGGTACCATGCCTAATATGCTTCATACGGCATGGCAATTGGATACCAGGCAAGTGCATTATAAGCCTTTTATAGGGCAAAGGATTTTCACTGGTAAGCCTGAGGAGCCTAGAGTGGAAATAGTAGGTCATAAGTGCCAAGATTGTAATAAGGATATAGAGTTTAGTTTTATTGTTTGCGGAGATTGCTCCAAGAAAAGGAAGGATCAGAAATGAAATATAATAAGTATAATTATATAGGTTTTATTTTTTGGCTTGTGGGTTTAATTATTTTAGGTTTTAAAGTAGGTTGGTTAATTGCTTTTGCTGTATGGCTAGTGTCTTTTGGCAATAATACAATGATTAAAGGCTCTGTGTATATGCTGAGAGATTATATAATTGGAGTGGTTAAGACAGATAAAAAATAGGTTTATGGGAGGAATGAAAGTGGATAAATTTTATGATTATGTGGTTAAATATACTATAGAGTCAGATTTTATAAATACTAAAGTTTTATCTGCAGATACAATCCAATCTAAAGTTGGGCCTGATGAGGTGTCTTTTAGTTATCTTGAGGCTGTTTTAGAAAGCTTATTAAATTTAAAAGAGGGTACTTATATTGTGGTTCAAAAAGTATTTTTAGTGGAGGAATGAGAATGGAAAAGATGTATAATTATAGTGTGGAATATTATATCAGGTCTAAGTCTGGGCTTATGGCTACTTATATGCAATGTAATACTATAGTAAGCTCTAAAGTGGGGCCTGATGTTATGAATATGACTCATTTAAAAGCCATATTAATGAAGTTAGTAAATTTAAAAGACCAAACTTATATTGAAGTAAAGGGATATTTTTGGCTTGATGGTTCTTTGGAGCCTGAGGAAACTATTCTATCTTATGCGGAGTTGGATGTTTTAAATGATGTGCTTTATGAGATAGAGAATTATAGGGAATATCCTGGGGTGGATGGCCAGGCTTTAAATAAATTAAAAGATTTATTTAGTTGTGATCTGGTATCGGATGAGTCCTATAAAGTTAAAATCATTATTGAGAAGAAAGTTTGACTTTGGGGAATGACTAAAGTATAATGTGTTTATAAATACTTTTAGTCATTCCTTCCTATAAATAAGTTTACGGATTTATATAGAGGATTACACCATAAATACAATAGAAGCTTTTAGCTTCTATTTTTTGTGTTAGTAAAAATATTATGCTATTATGAAAATATACTAATATTTTGGAGGTATTTTATGGATACAAATTATATTGATAAGGGTCTGGTTATTGATGTAGCTGGGCTTAATGTTGGCGGTGTTGTTAAATCTGGTTGGTTTAATGATATTCAATTCGTTAGAGATGTTCTAATGATGATCACTAATACTGAGGATATAGAAGTGGATTTTCAAAGAAGAGATTCGGAACTTGTTGAGGATGTGCCTAATATGCCTTTTAATGTTCCTATGAGTGCGGCCTTTGGTCAATATACCACTTATCGTAACGGAGGCCCGCAAGGTTATTCTTTTAGATTAGTAGCTAAAAATATTGGGGCTAATCCTTGTGATATTAAAATTCGTTGTCAGTTGCATGGTATGATTTAATGTGTTATACTTTTTTTAAGTCGAATGGGTTCATTTATTATGTGCTGGATAATAAGTGATAAATATTAGTTTTACTTTTTCTTATAATTTATAATGTGTTGCAGGTTTTAACATCCTAGAAAATTCTAGGATGTTTTTAATTTATGCTTGACATGGCGTGCCATTTTGTGATATATTGTTTTCAGGATGAAGTTATCGAAGAGATTTTAGTAATCTAGCTTGTGTGAAATCACCTGCGGCCTGTAAGTTTTCTGCTTCGACAAATGCGTGTCCTATCACAACTATAGGCAAGGAGAAGGCTTATTTTATTTAAAGTAGTTAAGGTTTTAAAGTTGTTGTCAGAGTCAAGTTTAAAACCTTAAATATAATAATACATGATGAAAAAATAGTCTTTTGTTTTATGTTACTCTGACTTTGAACATAAAATAAGAGGCTTTATTTATTCTAAGGAGGAATGAGATGAGATTTACATTATTAGATAGAAGTAAATCTTTGATTTCTATTAAGCCAGCAAAAGTAATGTGTAATGTTGCTGAGGAATCAAAGGTAGTTTGGGTATCTTTTGCTCCTTTTGACTTTAAGTTAACTGGACCTAAAAAAGATTTATTAGAAAAATATGACCTATTGGCTGATACTATGGATAGTGCGGTCAAAGCTGGTGGCTATAATGTTTGTTTACATTTAGGCTATTATCAGGTATTTATTGATAGGTTAATTAATGCCGATAATATGTTTTTTGCCTGGGAGCCTGCTCCTGAATGTTATGTCCTTAGGACTAATGCTCCTAATATATAGTATGAGGAGGGATTGATATGGTTGTTAAAGAAGTATGTCCGCAGTGTGGCAAGTCTGATAAGGTAGATGAAACGACTCAATATGTTAAGGGTGGTACCGTAAAGGTTAAAAAGTGTTACTGCAATCGTTGTAAGTATGGCTGGATGATTGATGGTAAGCATGAAAAATGGTAGAAAGGAGTGGTATAATGAGGCCTGTGTTTACTGCTAAATGTGAGAAATGCGGTAAGACTGTACATTATTTTTTAATTGAAATGACGCATAAAAAAACGGGTCAGGTTTTAAATGTTTGTGCTGAATGTGCAAATGAGTTGATGAAGGAAAAAGATTAAGAGGTTGACTTGTAGATTGGTTTGTGTTAGTATTTCATTATTGAAGATTAAAAAATGAAGTGCAGCCAGTTTTTAGTCTTTAATAAAATAAAAGCTTTATTTATTGTTCGAGCTGCACACTAGGATAATAAATGAAGCTTATTTTATTTGGAGGAGTTTAATAAATATGGGATTTAAGGCTTTAAAAAAAGTTGTATTATTTAGGGAAAAACTATTTAACTTTTATAAAAGTTGTATTATAATATCTCTGAAAACACATATTTTATAGGAGGTTTTTATGAAAACAGAGGTTATTATGAAACGTAAATTATTTAACATGGAAATAGCTCAAAAATCTAAAAGTGAGTTTTTGTCTGCGACTGATTTGACAAAGGCAGGTAATCAATGGCGGTTGTATAATGGATTGGCTCCTTTTAGTTTATCTGAGTGGTTTAGGCAAAAAGGTACCATAGATTTTATGGCAGAGTTAGAGAATAAGTTTAAATGTAAAGTAAAAATAGCTGGTAGAGGTAGAGGTAAACATACTTGGGTCCATCCTTATTTATTTATAGATTTGGCTTTGGCTATAAGCCCTAAGTTAAAAATTGAAACTTATTCTTGGTTATATGATTATTTGCTAAGATATAGGAATGAAAGTGGAGATAGTTATACTAAAATGTCGGGTGCCTTGTATGCTAAGTTTAGTAATAAGAAAGCTTTTGGTAAATATATAGCGGAAGTAGCTAAACAAATAAAGTTTGCTTGTGGTGTTTCTAAATGGGAGGATTGGCAAAAAGCAGATACTTCTGTTTTAGCTAAAAGAGATAAAATTCAAGAGAATATAGCCTTATTGGCTGATATATTGCCTGTGGATGAAGCGGTGAGAATCGGTATATTAAAAGCAGAACATAATTAATAGGAGGAATATTATGAGTAGTATGTTGGATATGGTAGAGACTTTTTGTAAGGTGGACCCTGGTAATTTTGTTTGTCATGGGGATTGTGTTGAGGTTAATAATGGGGATTCCTGGGAGACTTATTCCATTGAGGATTTTTATGAGGAATATGTTTTATAATAGAAAGGATGATTAAATGTTTGATAAATTTAAAGCTCAGGTAGCATTATACCATGAAGGTAAGCCTTTTATAGGTGAAGGAGCGGAGTGTATTATTAATTCTACAGGAATAACTATAGATAATTTAACGGTACCTATGGCAAATATTATAAGTTATCAAAAACTTAAGTTAAAAGAGCCTTTAGGTGAGTATGAATATAACTTAATTATTCATGTAGTAAATTGGGTAAAATAGTATTAAGGAAGCTGAGAGGGTATTAAATATACCCTCTTATTTTTTTAAATAAAAGCTTGACATATGTAAAGGAAAATGCTAATATATAATCATAAGATAAAAATTTTAAAGGAGAGATTTATATGAAAAATTATAAAGATTTGTTAGATGAGTTAGAAGAGTTAGGAAGATTGGAAGGTCTTCATAATAGAGCTGAAATGGCTATGATTAAAGAATTAATTAAATTTAAAGCTTCTAAGGCTTCTCTAGCTAGAATTTATAAAGCCAGAGGTAAACAGGTTGAGGATATAGCTAGAGAGTTGCATATTACTGAGGCAGATGTGATTTATTTTAATAATAATAGAGTGTCTTTTGAAATGCAGAGAGAAGAGGCCAAAAGAAATAGTAAGGTTTTAGGTGGAACATTTTCGACCCTTTATCAATTAAAGGATTTGCTGAAAGATTTGCAAACTAGTAAAATTCCATCTACGAAACCCGAACATAGTAAAATTTATGTTATCCATCAAGAATTATATGAAATTTTTCAACAGACACATACAGAACGAATTTACTTGTCTCGTCCTATAGAGGGTGGGTATGGTGCTTATATGTTGGTGTATTCTAAAGAATCTATATGTAATATATGGGCCTTTTATGAGGAAAACCATTTACATTTTGTAGTGGAGTGCTTTTAAATTAAATTTTATAGGAGGAGAAGAATATTATGAAGATTTTACAAAAAGAAATTATAGGCCAGTTAACTGGTCTTGATGTTATAGAAGTAAATGCTATTTTTGAAAATGTATTGGAGTTTGTCTCTGATACATTTAGAGATCATAAATCTGAGTTTATCAAGATTTATAAGCCTGAGTTTGTCATGCCTCTTGTCAGAGGTAGAAATGTTTATATATCTGAGGATGAAGTTCACAGATATTATATTGATTCTGTGGATAAAGACTATATCTATGTCTCTCATAGATGGAGAGATTATGTGTCTGAGAAAGAAGAGGAATATAATAATTATCTGGCTTTAACGGAGACAGAAAAGAAAGCCAGATTGACAGAGAAAATTATCAGAGCCTCTAAGATAGAAGATGAAAATTTTATACATTCTATAGTGGATAATATAGATTTGTCTATTATGGATGTAGAAGTAGAATTCACAACTGATTATAAGGAATTTGCTAAAAGAATGACTCTTATTGATTATACGAGAAAGCATTCATGGGCAGGAGAAGAAGGGAAATTACAGGAGGATACTATATTATATGGTGATGATCTTCATTGTGGATTTGAATATTATTATGAGTACTCAAATAATGGAGACACTGAAACTCCTGAGGAAGAAGAATGCAAGCCTAATTTTACATTAAGTAATACTTATGCTGTTCTTATAAAAGAGCATTATTGGGATAGCTATAACACTAGTAATAGTGTAGATGAAACAAACTATTATTTAGTTATTTATAGTGGGGAAAAAAATAAGGCTAAGTTAGATACCAGGCTTTTAGAATTGGTGGAGAAATATAACCTTAATGCTTGACATATGTCAAGGATAGGTGTATAATTAAATCATAAGATAAAATTTTTAGGAGGGAATGGGAATGAAAGAACTAAAAGTAATGGTGTGTAAGAATAGAGTTGAGAGAAAGTTTTTTGCTGATGATAAGAGGATTCAAAATTTATCTAGAGGTATCTTTTTAGATGATGTTTATGATCTGGTGGATTATCTAGAGGCTAGATATAAGGTAACTAAAAAGATACCAGACTTTAAATGTATAACTGGCACTTTAAAGACTGGGCAGGGTTACTTTAATTCTAAATTTATATGGGATAATGAGTTAAACTGTTATATATTATTTGCCAATGATAATGGTAGAACTTATAATAATTGGTCAGGTTTGATTTAAAGAATTAGGGCATGTATAATTTTTAAATTGTACATGCTTTTTTGTTTAATGGTAGGTATAATATTAAGGAGGTGTTTATGGCTGATTGCTCTAAAATATTAAGCATTCCCAAGGAAATTTCTTTATCTGATAACAGATGTTTTTCTGGTGGCTGTGAAAAATGCGGGGACTTGACTTGTTATTGTGAGACTATTCACAAGTATATGTGTTGTCCTTGCTGTAAAGGGGAGAAAAAGGAAATGTATAGAGTAAAACTAACTTACTTTAAAAGAAGCGGTAAGTATTACTCAGAGGGTTATTATAATACTTCTTGTAGTGATATGGTAAGTATTGCCGCTGAGGTTACGGTTAAAAAAATTAATGAGATTTTACCTGGTATACAGTCAGGTGATTTTATTATATTAATTGAAGTAGAGGCGGCTTTTAGTTGTCCTCATCTTATATTTTAAGGAGGTGTTTAAGCATGGATTTTTTTAGTGAAGAGTGTCCTTATTGTGACTTTATTATTGATGACGGTAGCGGTTGGTGTCCTGTATGCCAGACGTATATTTCAGATGAGGCAGAGTTTGAGGATTATACAAGGGATGTTATGGAAAGGGATGATTAAATGAATAAAGATAAAAAGGAGCTTTTAATGTGGATATGTTTGATAAAGATGGATTTTTAATATGTAATGCTTGTAGTGGTCTATTGCATGAGACTGTCTTTGGAATCTGTGATTGTGGGGCAAATATCCATAATAGTTGTATGGTATTAAAAGAGGGAAGTTATTATTGTCCTCTTTGTGATAGAAAAATTAAATAAAAGGAGTGCTAAAAATGGCTAAGAGAGATGGACTTAAGAGAGAAATTATAAGTATGTTAAAGACTGTAAATAAGGCTCTGGAAATTACAGAGTTAAAATCTGAGATTATCTTAGTAAATGAAATAATAGATAATATCAATGATACTATGGAAGATGGAAAAGAGGTAGTTAAACATAAAAATAATATAGGTCAGATTAATTATGGGAAGGATAATAGTATTATTACCGCTACACAAAATATAAAGTATAAGGGGAAATTTTATTAATGGATAAAGAATATATAGCAAAGATAGCTTTTAATTTGTTACAGATTATACGTATTTGTAATAGTGAGTCTTGTATTGAGACTTATGATAATTTGTCTGAGGAAAGAAAGAATCAAGTTCTATGTGCTGTGGAAGAGGTTTTAGATAATCCTAAAATTACTGCTTATGAGGTCCATGATGTGTGGATGGAGGCCAAATTAAAAGATGGTTGGCAGTATTCTCCTGTCACTGATCGAGAAAAAAAGGAACATGCTTGTTTGGTTCCTTTTGCTGAGTTAAATGTATTCCAAAAATTAAAGGATGCCATGTTTATTCAGATAGTATTAGAGCTTAAAGGCTTAACTGTTTTAGATGAGGGTTTAATAGAAAGTTATCAGAGAGCAAAAGCAGATAATAAGGTATTAAGGGCTAATAATAAAGAGTTATTGAATGCTAAACTTACTCATATGGAATGGATAGAGAGGTTAGAAAAGGAAGTTAAGGAGCTAAGAAAATCTGAGGCTAGACTTACTGCTTTAGAAGATGCAGGAGTAGATAACTGGGAGGGCTTTCCTTATGCCATGACCCTCTTGGATGATGAATTTAAATGCTAAGATAGAAAGGAGTGTTATTGTGTCAGAGATTAAATTTAGGATATATAAGAAAGAGGCTTTACCTGCAAGCTTTAGATTATATGTTAAGATGGACGTTAATGGTACCACTGCAGGAGATTCTATGTTATATGTAACTGAGGAGCTGTTTAATAAGTTATCTTTTCAGGAAGAACATAACTTATATTTTGAGACTATTGAGCATGAGAATAAATAATTGTAAGAGAAAAATAAAAAGACGCTTTAAGTATATACGAATAAGGTTATATGTCTATTGGTTAATAGCTAAGTGTAATGAGATTAATAAAGGGGATGGATATATTTATTGTATTAACTGTATGCAATTGAAAGTATGGTGCTATAGGAAATACTTAAAGAGGATTAAATGGTTACTTTAGTTAAACGTTAAGATAGAAAGGGCGTGTGTAGTATGAGGAAGTTTACTGCTATTATGAGAGGCAAGGTATATAGGTCTAAGAGTTGTTGGTTGAAAGAATGCCCTAAATGTCAAGTGCTTTTATACGCTAATAAATATAAGGACTTAAGGGTTAGTATGCTTGGGGAAGAGTATAAGAAAAGTATAGGTGTTTCCATAATAATGGAGTTTTGTCCTGAGTGCAAAGAATTATATGTAAGGCATGATTATTAAATTATTTTATAAGAACATACCATGAAGAAACATTAATTTTGCTTTAAGGCAGCACAGTAGTTATTGGGAAATTTAGCCCAAAATTATGGTTTAAATTAATCAATAGGGTAAAGGGTGTTATATTAATAGGGTAAAATAAAAAGGTGTTTAAAAGGCAAAAAATGAGTGTATTATAGGAGGATATATTTATGAATGAAAAAGAACAGTTATTAAATGATTTTAAGGAGGCTTTAAAAGATGAGGGTAAAAGAAAAGCCTTAATAGATGAGCTTAGTGTTGAAGGTTTAAAAAGAGATGTGGAAGAGTTTGAGAAAGTAACTGGCTATTCTATAAGTAAGTTTTTATTATTTTTGACAACAGGTGAAATTAGAATTGATGAGTCTAATAGTAATATGACTTTTGTATGTCCTCATTGCAATACTAGACATAAGCTTTTTATAGAGAAAAAGGAGGTCATACCTTCTAAAGTAGAGGCTTCTAAGGTACCTTATGAGAAATCTATGTATACTAATATTAACTGTCTATTGTGTGGGTTTACTGTAAGTATTCCTGGAAATTTAAAAAAAGTTGAGGTTTGTATATAATGTAGTGTTTTGCTGACTAGGTTTTTACTAATCCCTGGGATTTTTTCATTAAGAGGAGACAAGACAACATAAAAAATATAATATAATTGACAAATAGAGGAGGCTAAGAAATGAAAGTTAAGATAGGTAATAAGATTTATAATAGTGAAGAGGAGCCTATTATGGTCATATTAAGTGAAAAGGATAAGGAAAATATTAAAAATATGGCTCCTTATTGTACTAAATATTGTAGTTTTCCTAATCCTACTGATAGGGAGTATATAGAAAAGTTTATGCTTGATAGCACAGAGAAATTTATGACTGCTATTAAGGATAAAGATAGATTTGTTCAGTTATTGGAGAGTTGGGAAGTTTGTTATGTGATTGATAAAAGTATTGCTGAGGAATGCCATGTTATTTTAAGAGCTGGAACTCCTAATGTAAAAGGTGAGGAAGGTTTTGAGATGACAGTATGTTTTAAAGATGGTGTTTTTCAAAATGTTTGGTTGCAGGAGGCTTGGCTAAAGTAAATAGAAATATCCTTGACATATGTAATTAACTGTGGTAATCTCTTTTTATTAAGGCTAGTTACCTTAAAATATTAACAATATGTTATTTAATATTATATCGATATTTGAGTAGTAAATGTAGTTAATGGGGGAAATAGTGGGATAAAAATCCTGCTATTTCTTTGTTTAAGGAAGCTAAGAATATTATTTTATAGGAGGTCTTTATGGAGACTAAAAAAGAAATGAATAAATTAAGATTGTTGTTTGATTTTGATGGAGTTATACATTCTTATACTAGTGGCTGGCATGGAGTTGATATGGCTCCTGATCCCGTTGTTAAAGGGATGAAAGAGTGTATAGATGAATTAAAAGATAGTGGAAAGTTTGAGATAGTTATTTATTCATCAAGGTGTACTCATAAGGAAGGTATACAAGCTATTAAGGATTATTGTGCTGAGCATAATATTTATTATGATGAAATATCAGCACATAAGAAGGCGGCTTATTTGACTATAGATGATAGGGCGATCTGTTTCGATGGTAATGGATTTACTTTAGCTGAAAAGATAGAAGAGTTTAAACCCTGGCAAAAGAAAGATAAGCAAGGAAGCTGAGAATAATTTCTTTGTAACTTGTTATCTTTCAGTTTTTAAGGTATAATGGTTATGAGGGGAAGAACTAAAAAGCCTTCTAAATTTGTTAAAGATTATACTGTCTGGGGTATAATCTTTTTTGGTGTGAGGAGATGATTAAAATTGTTAAATTAATTCTACTTATTGGGTTTTGTTCTGTGGCCCTGAGTCTAGGGTTTGTTATCTGGGTGTATCTCAAGTATTATTTTATTAAAATGCTGATAATAGAAAATTATATGTTTCATAATACTCAGAGTTTATACGATACGTATTTTAAACATCAGATTAGTGTGTTTAAATATAAAAGAATTTTGGGTAAGTTAGCTGATGCTAATGTGATATGTTCATATTGGGTAGATGAGACTTGACAAGTGTAGTACCTGTTTATATAATATGTGTATAATCATATTGATAATTGGCAATATTAATTAATTAAACAGCGTTAAGGGTATTCCCTAAAGGAATGCCCTTTAGTGCGTGAAAGGAGATTTTTATGGAGAGTACTAATATTAAGAGTATAACTTGTTATTTTGGTAATCAGAGTAAGGCATATACTTCTCATGATAAAGTGATCTTAGATGGGAAGGGTTTAGTTATTTGTTATTCTGAGAAGGTGAAAAATAAAACAGCTTTGCAGGGCGATATTTATGTGGCTGCCTCTGCTATTGATAAGATGGTTGTAGTTGATAACTGTTTATTGGTTTGGCTTAATGCCTGGCAAGTTGGATATATGAATAAATAATATTTATTGGAGGAATGATTATGAGTAGAGGAAATAAGAAAAGAAGAGACAGAGGGGAACCTTTAAAGTATAAGTCTAAAGATGGTGTTAACTGGTCCGCTGTAGATTATGCTATAGAAGTTGGTAAGTCTTATTATAGAGGAAGCAAAAGGTTATTTAAGACTGATATAAATAAATTTAAAAGTTTGTTTATGGGTTTTGTCACTGATCGAAAAGAAAGAAAAGAACCTTTTACCCATAAGGAAGCTGTTAGACATACTTTAAATTTATTGGAGGATTGAAATGTTAAGATATGATTTTTTAGTATATCAATAATAGAAGATAATCAAGTTAAACTTACTTATTGTAATGATCAAATTGCAAGTTTAGGTGAACAATATATCAGCATTATATATGATTATAAAAGCTATGCTGATAAGTCATTGGAGGAATTAAAAAAATTACATTTAAATATAAAAGATTAACAGGCTTTTTTAATTCTTTTCAGGTATAATATCTGAGGTGATATTATGAGAGAGCTTAAAAATAGTAGTAAAGGCTTAGTAAGGCATGTTATTTTATCTAGTTGGCTTAAAGCTAAAAAGTCAACTTATGCTTATGTGTTTAAGTTCAATGATAAAATGAATGTTTTAATAAGTGAAAAGCTTATTGATGATTCTACTCTTGATTTATTAGAGGCTACTTTTGATAGTGAAATTTGGGTTATTTATTTAGATAACTATTTAAATAAAACTAAGTTGCATCATGCTGTTACTGTAGTCTTTGGTAGAATAGAGGGTAAGTATAGGGATTATTGTGATAAAAGTAAAAGAGATGGTGAGCTTTTGGGTCTTGATTTATTTGCTGAAAATTAGAGAGGAAGCTAAGAAATGGAAGTATGTAGAGTAGTGGGCTGTGGTGGTACCTTAGTAGTTGCTATAGGTGCTGAGCCTGTAAAGATGTTTGATGGTTGGCATATTAAAGTTGTATGTATTAAATGTCAACAGGAGTTTATTGTTAGCTGTGATGAGAAAGGTAATTTTTAAAGGAAAGGTGGTGTGTTTTATGGCTATTTCAGTTGCGTTTTGTCCTATGTGTGGAGAAAAAGTTTATTTCACTGCTCCTGTTGGACCAGTTGATTCTATTCCTTTGAAATGTACTAAATGCGGTCATGAATGGGATTATAATAAAGGTTAATATATGGAGGTTGTTTAATGAAAATTATAAATCGTGTAAGTGGCTGGCTAATGGTGTTAGCTGCTTTTTTAGAAAATTTATAGGAGGTTCTTATGGAGGAGCCTAAGTGTCTTAAATGTAACAGTAATCAATTTGTTGTTTCTGTTTATAGAGGTGGAGATGTGTTTTATGATTCCATCTGTTATAAATGTCATAATGAATTTAGTATAAAACTTGTAAAGGGAGGATATGTTTATTTATGAAAGAGTGTAATTGTGATAGCAGACATAAAATATCAGCTATTAAATCTACAGAAAGAATTATTGTAGCTGGTAAGGTACAAAAGAAAGTTGTTATTCATAATCAATGTAATAAGTGTAATGCTATTTGGGAGACTACAGAAATTAGATAGTTCTTAGGAGGGATAAGTTATGACTGGTGTGTTAGTTTGTGCTGGTTGTGGAGCCTATGTATTTAGGCTTTATACCTGTACTAAATGCGGAAATATGGTTTGTATGAACTGTTATTCTAATGGGTTATGTAATAAATGCAGCTGAGGAAGGAGGCTGAGAATTATGCGTGTTTGTGTGAAATATGAGGATGATATCAGCATATTTGAAACTAAAAATGTTTTATGTACTGTTGATGTAGATAAAGATTTATATGGGGATAAGCCTGTATATCTTTTGAGTTTTGGAGATTTGTATGAGTATAAAGTAGTTTTTAATGATGTTAATCATGCTGCTATATGTGATGGTATTAAGTGGCTAAATAATGGCTTAACTGGTGGAGTGTTTATTATCACACCTGGGGAAAATGAAATTTGCAATGTTTCTTTTAACAGTGTGAATAAATAAAAGGGTAGGAGTTGTTTTAAATGTTTGGGAAAAAGAAAGAGCCTTCTTTTTTCAGTGTTAACAGTTATAATTGTGCTGGAGTTATGGTGCATTGTGGTTGTTGCAAAAAGCTTATCATATTGAAAGAAAATGAAAAGGGTAACTATTGTTACCCTTGTTTGCATAATGTTTGTGATGACTGTTGGGATAGCAGAACTAAAAAATGTAAGAGCTGTAAGGAGTGATTAAATGCATTTAGTACAGGCTATAAATAAAGCTTATGAGGATGATGGATTATATAGGGGTACTGATAAAGAAGGAAATTATTACTCAGTTACTTTTAATGATTCTAATGAAATGCTTATCTGTAAAAATGGAATGCAATTTAGAATAAGTTTAGATGATATTAAGTTTGAATGTTTTTATAAACAGTCTAATATCTATAAATTATTTTAAATAAAAGCTTGACATATGTCAAGGAATATTATAGAATAAGAATGTAAGATAAATTAAATTTTGGAGGCGTTTATATGTGGAAGAATAAAGTTAGTTTTAGCTATGATGATGTTACTGGGCATACTACTGTAAGAGTAAAGAAATCTTTATGTGTTAGTTTTGTAGAAGCCCTAAAGAAAAAAGATGATTTCGCTTATGTAACTTCAAATAGAATGAATCACTGTTTTATTTTTAGAGGTACTGCGGAGGAAGCTAAGACAGCTTTTGAAGCTCATTTAAACGCTTTTTAAGAGGAGGTTTTTTATGACTGAGATATCGAAAAGGTGTACTCAGATAGGCTGTGATTGGTATCAAGAGACTTTAAAAGGTGGCCCTGTTTGTGGGTTACCTCCTGGAAAAGATTGTCCTTGTGATGTGACAAAGCCTGGTAATCAAAAAGTGAAAGATTATCATAATAAAAGAAGAGATAAATATAAAAAAAGTAAGTAAAATGAGGGAGATATAATCTCCCTTTTATCTATGAGGAGGTTTTTATAATGGAGGAGCCAGGTACTCGTTATAGTTACATGTGTAACTGTGATTTATGTGTTAATATGTATACAAAAAAAGATATGGTGTATTGCCCTACTTGTGATAAATTGGTTTGTCCTAAATGCTGGGATGAGAAAACCAAAACATGTAGGGATTGTAGAAAATAATTAAAGAGGAGAGAAATTATGAGGATTAATTTTAAAAAGTTGTCTTATGTGTTAATGGCTTTAGTTATAGCCATGACATTAGTTGTTAGTATGGGTAATGTGTTTGCTAAAGAGGATATTAAAGGTGAATTTAGTAAGTATAAGCTAGGAGCTAAATTAGAAAAGGATATTCAAGGAGAGCCTAAAGTTAATTTGTCTAATAAAGGTAAAGTTTCTTTGCCTTCTGTAGTAGATCATAGTTCTGATATGCCGCCTGTAGGCGATCAAGGGCAGCAAGGGAGTTGTGTTGGTTGGGCAACAAGTTACTATAAAGGATATCAGGAAAAGAAAGATATGTTCTGGGGAAATATAATGTTTAGTCCTTCATTTATTTATAATCAAATAGTTATAGGGGCTGATGATGGGGCTTATTCTAGTGATGCATATGAGTTAATGATGAATTTAGGTGATTGTAGATTATCAACTATGCCTTATACCGCTAGTAATTATACAAATCAACCTAATAGCACTCAATTAAACGAAGCTAAGAATTTTAAAGCAGAGTCTTGGGGTTTTCTTTATGATACTGGGTTTAATGCCACTAAAACAGATAATTTAAAAACTTATTTGCAGACTGATTGTTGTACTATTACAATTCCTGTTACTGATGACTTTTATACTGGTTTCTATGATGTATATAATGGAGGTGGTGGAGGCCATGCTCTTTGTGTTGTTGGTTATGATAATAGTAAAGCTGCTTTTAAATTTATTAATAGTTGGGGTTCTGCTTATGGTTATGCAGGTTATGGATATATAACTTATGATTTGTGGGATAGTTTTGTTGATAATAACTTAGTTAGGTCCTATGGAATGGTTGATGCTGATTCTGAGCCTTTACCTACACCAAAATATAAGTATACCTTAACTTTTAAGGATGCTCGTGTGGTAGAAGTAGGTTCGCATTCTGCTGGTAATCAGTGGGGCGTGGCTGTGAAGAATCAAAGTAAATCAACCACTGTTATGTATAAGAGACAAAATAATAGCAATCCTATTACTGCAGATAAATCTATTCAGACTAATTATTCAGGTTGTTATCTAGGTTTGCATGAGTATGAGGAAAACCCTGCTAATGATGATAGGGCTAGTGTGATTATAAGTAATTTGCATAATGGAGATAATGTTATTTACTTAACATGTCGAGATTATCAATATAATAACTATTGGAGCAAGTGGAAGTTTATAATTAATAGAACACCTAATTAAATTTGAATGGGGCAGCCTTTTGATAGGTTGCCTTTATTTCGTTTGGAGGAATATTTATGTTTGAAAAGTTTCAATATGTTACTGAGATAGCTAAAATATATGCTAAGGAGTATTTTAATAAGCTGGGTATTATGGATCATGTTCGAGAAGTTTCTTTTTTATACGATCATGAATATAAGTATTTAAAAGTTAGCGATAAATGGGAAGCTGAGATGGCTGATCTTTATATAGTGTTGGAGGCTTATTTTAATAGAAAAGATAAGACCTCTATATTAGAAGCCAGATATAAAAGATTTATAGAGAAGTTTAAAAAAGATGATTCTGCTGAGGCTCTTTTAAAGTGTCCTAAGTGTGGAGTTATAAAGCATTATGAGGGTGTATGTCAGAACTGTAGTTTTAAAGAATATATTTAAATAATCCTTGACATATGTAAAGCATGGGTATATAATTAAATCATAAGATAAATTATATTTTTAGGAGGAGTCAATTATGTGTGATTATGTACCTTGTGACGCTTATGGTGCGTGTTTGTTTAATGTAAATGGTTATTGTGAGTATGATGATGGAGTGGACTCTGAGCAAGAAATGGAGTGTGTAGATAATACTAAGGAGGAGACTATGGGAAGAGAATTAATTATAAATAAATATACATTTAAATATTCGGTGGAAAATTATTATTTGGGTTTGCAGGATCAGGATTTATTGGATGTCATGCCAAGTAGAAAAAAGATAAATAATGAAATTTACAAACTTAAAAAAACTTTTTATAATGGTTATTTTATAGATGGTTTAAGTGTCATTTATGATAAGAATTATAAGGCATTACCTTTAACCTTAGGAGAGGTATGCAGCTATATGTCCAATGGTTTTATTAATGAATTTAATAGCTTTAGTAATGATTTGGAGGAAATAGGGTCTCATATACCATATGTAAGCTTTATAAGCCCGAACTTTGAATTTATAGCTACTGAAAAGGTAGCTGATGTGGAAAGAACTCAGAAAATGTCTGTATGGGATTATTTAGCTGACTGTCATTATTATTCTTTTGGTAATACTATAGAGGAGGCCGAAAAAGATTTATGGCCTATCTTTAATAGGGAAAGAAGGTATATTGATTCTCTCTAGAAAATAAAAAATTAAATACTAACATAAAATTTTTAAAATCCTCCTTGACATATGTAAAGGTTTATTATATAATGTAAACATAAGATAAATCATAAAAATTTAAGGGGGATTTAAAAATGAAAAAATTAACTGATAGAAAGTTTGGTATTGAGATAGAGATGTTAGTGCCTCAGCAATATACAGGCAGAAATGTGGCCGATATTTTAATGGCTGAGGGTATTCCTTGTATATATGCTGGGTATACACATGAAGTATTAAACAACTGTTGGAAAGTTGTAACTGACTGTTCTATAAAGCCTGAGGAATCAATTAAAACAGTTAATTTTAAAGGCTACGAATTAGTGTCGCCACCGTTATCTGGTAAAGATGGCGTTAATCAGCTAAAGGCTGTATGTGCTGTATTAGATACCATAGGAGCCACTGTTAATAAGTCTTGTGGTTTACATATACATCATGAGATTGTAGACTATACTTTAGATAGTTGGAAAACACTAACTAAAGCATACTTAAAGTTTGAGGATGAAATTGATAATTTTATGCCTCGCTCAAGAAAAGGCAATGCTAATCTATATTGCTTAAACTTCTCAGATGTTTATTCTTTATCAGGCATGAATTTAAAATCAAAATTTGATTTAATCGATTCTAAAAGTACAGTTAGTGCCTTACTTGAGGTATTTACTGACACTTATAGAGCTAGATATAGAAAATTAAATGTAACCAGTTATGCTGTTTACGGTACTATTGAGTTTCGTCATCATAGTGGTACTGTAGAGTTTGAAAAAATAGTGAACTGGTTGCTACTAACTCAGGGTTTAGTGGAAAGAGGGGCTAGGGCTAAAAAAGTTGTAGCTAAAAGACCAAACCAAGATAAATGGTTTGAATCCTTGATGTATACCGCTGAGGTAGAAGCTAGTGTAGTAAAATTCTATACTGGAAGAAAAGCATTATTAGCCTCTTAGGGCTAATAATGTAGGAGGTGAATAGAATGTTAAAATATAGTGATGATAGACATATATTTTCTGGGGATACTTGTCTTGAAGTGGTCCAGGAAATGAAAAAGGCAGCTTATTGTGATGATAAGTCGGACCTGATATATATGTGTCAGGTACGTGATCGAGTGGAGATTTTAAAAGGTGTAAAAATAAGAGTGAATGCAGAGGGATTTTTAAATGATTTGGAGTCCTTGGGTATACTGCATTTTATTAGAAATTTGAGTTAAAAATTTTTAGCTTAATGCTTGACATATGTCAAGTCTTATTATATAATAAGAACATAAGATAAATAATAAATTTTGAGGAGGACGTTAAGATGTTAAGTGTTATAGCTAAAAAAATAATTGCAAGTAGATTAATGGATAGAGGAATTGAGTTCTCTCAATGGGAACTTGATAACTATATGATAGATAATAGCAAGTTTGAAAACTTTAACGAGTTATACGACTTTGTAGTAAAGAATTGGGGAAAATTTATAATAGAGTAGGGAATATTTCCCCGCTTTGTTTTAAAATAAATTTAAGTACAGTCTTTTTTAAATATGAGGCTGTATAATATTATAAGAAAGGATTTAAGGATTTTAGTATGGCAGTAAAATGTGATAGGTTTCATTGCATAGGGTATTTTGAGTATACTGGAAAAACTGAGGACTTCTCAGGTATTTTATTATACGAACATAAATGCACTAGATGTGGCAAAGTAATGTGGTATGAGAGTATAGTTTATTAAGTTTATTAGGAGGTATTTATGGTGAGTGAAATAAAGGAAATAAAAGATTTTATTAAGGAAGCTGAGAATTATAAAATACAGGTAGTAAATGTGTCTGAGTTAAGAAAAGAGTTTGTTGCTAAATATCCTGTGCTTGATGTTTGTCTTAATTCTGAGATTGATATCGCAGCAAATTGTGAGGATTTAAGTAAAACTAGATTATTTGAGTTAGCTAAAGATTTTAATAGTCCTATTTATATTGAGGAGGTTTTTCTGGACTATTCTTCTATTGTATTTAAAAGAGAGTTTTATGATAAGTATAGAAATATGATGTTTAAAAATTTTAATAGCTATGGGGCATATCTTAAAGTAGCCAATAAAGCTTTTGAGAAATATGTCAAGCCAGAGCTAAACGATAATTTTGTCGGGTATTTTAAAGCTAATGTGTATGATAACAAAATTGAATACACCTATATGGAAGAGGTGTATAGAAAAGCTTTAAAAGATTATGAAGAGGTTGTATTTGGATGAATCTATTTTATTAGGAGGCGTGATTATGATAGTAACATTAAGTTTTGAGTTTGTAGTAGAAAATTTAAAAATAGAGGATTTGGAACGTTTAGGAATAACGGAGTTTGGACAGTTACAAGAGACTCCAAAAATAACATGGCTTTGTGATGCGGAGCATGTTGAAATAGATAATGTGTATGATGAGGATGGTAAAATAAAAAAGATAGAGATAGATTATTCTTTATTAGAAAATAACTCATTGGATTATTTAAGAAAATTAAAACATTTCTATAAGGATTATTTTAAGTCTGATAATTATAAAATCAGATTCCCTATAGAGTGTTTTATACAAGAGGAGGATTTTGTTTTTGAGGCTTTTGATAGTGGGGCCGAAGTGCTTGTATTTCAGCTCAGTCTGTCAGATTTGTGTAAGATTGTGTATGATTATTTAGAATCTTGCTTAGAAGCTGAAATAGAAATTTATAGGGATTTGTTAAAAACATCAAAAGAGTCTCTTATTTCTCTTTTGGATGAGGATTTTAGTATAACACGATTAAGAGATTGCGGGTTTAAAGTTAAAGATTTGTTTAATAGATTAAAAGACAGAGAGGAAAAATTCAATGCTCTTAGAGATAAGTATAATGCTTATGACCTTTTTGATAAGACTAGTGATTTTTTCGATTAACTTAGGTGAGGAGGAATTTTATTGAAAACTGTTATAATTAGTGTATGTTTATTATTAGGCAGTACTAGTGTAGTATGGTTGCCTATGCTTAGTAAAGTTGTTAGAGATTGTATAAAAGGAAGCTAAGAAGATGAGATCAAATATAAAAAGGGAGGATTAAGCTTATGTATTGTGCAGAGTGTGGCGGTAAGGCCACTTGTATAGAAAATACGGATAAATGGACTAAATGGGTTTGTGCCAGTCCAAAAAATAGTAAGTGTCGTAATTGGGAAAAATTAATTGTGAAAAAGTAAGAAAGGAGGGATTCTTTTGAAAAAAGTAGTTTTAGTTTTGATTGTTTTAGGTTTTTGTATAGTTGGTTTGTTGTTGGCTGCCAATAATGAAAAGGGTGACAGAAAGGAGCTTGAAAAGGCAAGTATTAGGAGGACTTTTAAATCTTATACTCCTATTTCTCATACACCTACGCCAACTGTGACTCCAACTCCTGAAATCACTTTACCTACGATTAAAACTCCTGAAATTACAGGATAGAGGTGAAAGTATGAGCAGGTTAAATGAAATTTATGAGTTGGTTAATAATTATTTGATGTTTGTGTTTTATTCTCTTATATTTTTGGATGTAGTGGCTGGTATTTGGTTAGTGAAGTTTATAGCCAAAATAATAATAAGTATACTTAAAGGTATAAAAACTATAGAAGATCATGAGGATATGGTTAAGAGTTTAGAACATGGGGATATTAAAGATTGACTAAAGTAAAATGGTATTTTATAATAGTTGTATAGTTTTTTCATAATGGAACTGTTATTGACTTTAAAATAAGCTCTGTATGGGGCTTATTTTAATGTTTACATCTGTATAGCCTTATGCTATACTCAATATAGAAGTTATTTATTATTATTGTTGCTGTGTAGTTTAATATATTTGTTTAAAGCTCTTTATTTTTTAAAGGGCTTTAATTTATGGGAGGAATTATGCTTTTATATAATGGTGATTGTTTTGAAGAGATGACTAAAATCCATAAGGAGCTAGATTTAATTTTGGTGGACCCTCCTTATGGAACGATTAAAGATATTGAATTAAAAGGCTATTCTAATCAGGATACGTCCTGGGATGATAGGTTAGATATGGACAAATTTTTTAATCATTGTAATAAGCTGCTGAGAGTTAAGGGCTATTTAATAGTGTTTTCCCAGGAGCCTTATACTTCACAATTAAGAAGTTATAAACATGAAAATTTATTCTTTTTATATGATGCTGTATGGGTTAAGGATCACTTTGCAAATAATTTAATAGCTAAAAAAGCTTTGGTGAAATATCATGAGGATATAAGTATTTTTTGTAAGAAATATGATAGCAACCATAATAACCCTGTTAGATTGTATGTAAAATATTTAATGTCCTATATAAATGTTAATAGGACTAAAATAAATCATATCTTAGGACATAGAAAGGCAGAACATTTTTTAAGGTGGGATACTTTACAATTTGAATTATGTTCTGAGGATATATATCAGGAGCTTATTAATGTATTCCATATTGATAAAGCTCCTAACTTTTGGCCTTATTCTAAAGTATGTGATAGATTTGCCAGACATAATAAAACTTTTAATATCAAGGGTAATTTTAAGGGTAGTGTGTTTTATTATAAAAAGGATTATGCTAAAGTACATCCTACGCAAAAGCCTATAAGATTATTGGAAGATATAATCACTACTTTTAGTAATGAGGGTGATACTGTTTTAGATTTTTGTTTTGGGTCTGGTGGTACTGGAATAGCTTGTGCAAATACTAAGAGATTTTTTATAGGTATAGAGAAAGATATTAAATACTTTGAGCAGTCTATTGAATGGATAAAGAAATTATTTTTATTAAATGAGTCTGCTATTGTAAGGGATAATAATAGTGTGATCATTGATTTGGCGAATACCTATGCTTTATTTTAGGAGGAAGCTAAGAAATGAATAGAGACTCTTATGAAAAGAAATTAAATAAACCTAATAAAAAAATGATTGTAACTGCGGTTCAGTTACCCAGTAAAGAGATCGAGACCATAATTAATTATAATGGGTTAGAGGAAAAGGCTGAGTATTTATTAAATGCCTATGATGATAATTTATGTTTGAAGTCTTTTAATAAAATTAAAATTTTAGATTTGATTGTAATCTCTGAGGCTGATATAATATAAGTAATTTACTACATATTATGCCTTTTAAGAAGTAAGCTCCTTTTTCAGGGGCTTATTTTATTTTTATGTGTACATGCTTTTTTGGTTTTTTGTAGGTATAATTTTAGGAGGTGTTTATATTTGGTTTGGACTTTAATTGGAATGTTTTATAGTTTGTGGGTTCTTTTAATAGCAGGGTCTCATATGATATATGTTATATATGAGAGAGATTATAGCTGTAGACGTTGGTTGATTTTAGGTATTTTCTTTATCTGGCTTTATATGTATAGACTGACTATAAAAGTAGTAAAAATTTATATGTCCTAAATAGGATAATAGAAAGGAGTGAAAGTTTTGCGTAGTACTTGTAGATTTTTAATAAAAAATTCCACTTTAGAAAAATTAAAAAAGGTGGCTGAGGAGAACCCTTTAAGTGTGGATGAAGTGGTTGACGTTTTTTTAGAATGGGCTACGGATGCTTATGAAAAAAGAAAGACTAAAAAAGTATATAAACCTTATAAGAGGTTAAGTGCAGTGAGCGACAAGAGCTTTAGTACTTTACGTAAAGTAAGAGTTTGGCGAGGATGGACACAAAGAGAGATTGCTAAAGCTTTAGGTATGTCTCTTAGTACTTATGCTAAGGTGGAGTCTGGTACTCATAGACTGTCAGATTCTTCATTGAAAGAGTTTTGTAATCTTTTAGATTATGATTATACCAGATTGAAGGTTTTATCATGATTAATTTATTAAAGGAAAAAGATATTGAAAGAGGGCTTACATTATTAGAGTATATTGATTGGTGTAAGCTCTATGATAAGAGAAAGATAGTTAATATTGAATCTTCTAAGGATATTAATAAGAAAGATATTTTAGAGTATTCTTCTAAGCTAAATAAAGCTCATAAGATTGCTATGAATAATAAAAGTTATACGGATGCAAATCCTAAAATGTTTAAATGCTGGTATTGTGATTATGCTAAGGATTTTAGTAAAGCACATTCAATCTTAAGTGGTAAGATTGAGTATACCGTAACATGTTTAAAAGAAAAGGTGTGTTTTGGTGTGGCATGGGATGCCCATGTGTCTGCTTTACCTTGTTGGAAAAATGAGATTGATTTTTAACTGATTTTACGATACAATAAATTTACGGTACAATAAAGAAAGTGGTATTCATTAATTTAATAAAAAGTCTCTGATATTGCCAATCTATTTATCAGGGGCTTTTACTTTGTAGGAGGTTATATTATTTATGGTGGAAATGACGAAAATACAAATAGAAAATTTTTTAACTTCGATTATGCCTAAAATGGAAATGCCTGAGGCTTTTTTAGGTTGTGAGTGTAATACTTATGGAGAATGGGGAAAAGGTTTATTTTATAAAGAATGGGATTCTGCTGAGCTTAAATTTTTAATAGCAAATCCTTGGGGCTATAGAGATTTTGTTGGTAATCAAGGAGGACCTTTATTATATAAATTGATTAATGAGTATAGGAGATCGGATGGTATAAGACCTTTTAAAGCTGAAAGGTCTTTTATGCCTATTAGTTATAAAGAATTAAGATACTTTGAGGGGATTCCTATGTTTGGTTTGGAGTCTAAGAAGCCTATGGGTGAGTTTGATGTGGTAGGGTTTTCTTTAGGATTTCCCCCATTTTTAGCTAATGTAGTTAAAGTGTTAAAGATGTCGGGTATTCCCGTAAGATGGAAAGACAGAGAAGAAATGAAAGAAAATTATCCTTTGATTATTTCAGGAGGTTCGACTTTTGGGAGTCCTGAGATTTGGAGTCCTATAGTAGACTTTATGTTTATTGGAGAGGCTGAGGATGAAAAAGGGTCTCCTGGTTTAATGGCTGTATTAGAAGATATTAACTCTTTTAAAAAGGAAGCTGAGAGTTTTTATTATACTAAAGAAGGACGTGAAGAATTACTGCATTTTTTAGCTAAAGAATATGATTTCTTATATATGCCTAAGTTTTTATACCCTAAATATAAAAAGGTGAATAATGAGCTTAAAATAGAGTGTTTTGAGGCTAAATATGATGATATACCTAAGAAGATTAAAAAAAGATTTGTTAAGGATTTAAATAATGTGCCTTGTGTGGATGCCCCTCCAGTACCTTGGATTTTTCCTGAGATGGGTTTAGGTGAGGTTGAATTAGCAAGGGGTTGTAATGCTGGTAACTGTTCCTTTTGTGCTGTAGGGTATCGATATAGGCCTTATAGGGAAAGGTCTATTCCTTATATGGTCAAAGCTTTAAAGGCTAATATTAAAAACTCTGGTTCTATTTATGCTTTCCCAACGGCTTTTGAGTATACGGGATATACTCAAAAGAATTTATTAACTAAGACTATTCTAGAGGAAGTGTCTGACACCTTTGATTCTCAGTCTCAGAGGATTGATAGTATGGCTGAGGACGCTAATTTTTCTTTAATATCTGGTGAGGGTGGCATGAATCAGTTGGCTGTTGGAGTAGAAGGAAGCTCAGAAAGATTAAGGACTTTTGTCAATAAAGGTGCCACTGAGGAAGTTATTTTAAAAGCTTGTGAAAATACAATTAGGGGCGGTTATAAAAAGTTAAAATTATATATGATTGCTAACTTGCCTTTTGAGTCCGATAAAGATATAGAAGATTTTTTAGAGTTGTGTAAAAAAATTATGGATTTAAAGACTTCTATGGGGTCTTCTATAGGTGTGAGGGTTTCTTTTACACCTTTATTAATTGAATCCTGGACTCCTTTCCAATGGCATAGGGCTACTGTAGGAGAAAAGCGATTAGCTGGTATCTTTCAAAAAATAAGAGACTTAGGTATAGAATTTACTTTAGGGAAAAAAACAAAAGAGGATTATTTGTGGAGTACTCAAGTAGCTCATTTATGTGATAGGCTTGGGGGTTATGCTCTGGTGGATTCTTATGATGAATTGGACGCAGCTTATATAGGAGCTGTGGATAGTAGAATGAAAGAAACTTTAGAAAAAAACCTGCAGAAATATGGAGTGTCTTATGAGTATTATTTTAAAGAAAAACCTTGGGATTATATTTTTGGTTGGGATCATATTGATATAGGAGTAACTAAAGATTATATTTATGGGTTGTATAAAAAGTCTTGTGATTTTATGCTTAATACAGAGTTAGGAGAAGATCATAGAGGGCCTAATAAAAATGGTTTTCTTGTTAAAAAGTGTCTACATGGTTGTAGTACTTGTGGGGCTTGTAGTCCTGTAGAAGCAAAAAAGGTCCAGGATTCTTATAAGGCTAGAGAGAAAGATATTAGTTTTAAAGATTTATCATCTTTAAAGCGTAAGGATGAATCAACTATAAGAGAAAAAGTAAGATTAAAAGTTTGTATACATAAAAAATATAAGTGTGTAGAAAATGTTTACTGGAAATGTTTAATTAGGCGAGCCGCTTGGAAGGCTGATATACCTATTACTAAAAGAAGTATTAGGTTTGTATCTGATAATATTAAATTTAAGAATTGGTTATATGGTATTGATTATATAGAATTTGGTTTGCTAGAAAAGTATATTAAAAATGAGAAAGATTTAAGAGTCTTAATAAGTGAGATGAATAAAGAATTAACTCATTTTGGTATTGAGCTTTTAGATGGTATTAAAGTACCATCTTCTATGGAAAGTTTAAAGAAACAAAAAGGATACTCTTTATATCAAATAGATACGGATAAAACAGAAATGTCTGTTATTAATGCCCTTAATTATTGGCATAAAGCTGAAAAGGTTACTATGAAAATTAGAGAGATGATTTATAGGGCTGGTCTTAATGTTATTGAATGTAATGCTAAGGATTTTGTTAGTGATATATGGGCTGTGAGAGAGGGATTAGAGGTAAAACTTAAACTATTTGTTAAAGGCAAGGCCTCTCCTTTTGAGGTATATAATGCTTTATTTAATAAGGTTTTTGGTGAGGCTTATAAGCATAATATTTTAAGAGTTGATAGTTTTGTTTCTTTTAAGGATATACAGGCTGATTTTTTTAGACCTTCTTGTGTGGAGTGTGGGAAAACTATTCCTGTAAACTTTTTAGATAAATCTTTAAGTATTGATTTTTGTCCTAGATGTGCTGATAAGGGGAAGTTAATAAAATAAAAGGAGCTTTTTGCTTCTTTTTTTGTTTGTAACATTAAATTTTACTATTTTATAGGTATAATACTTTTGATGGGAGGTAGTTTATATATGGATAATGGAATGTATGTGTGTGATGTGTGTAAAAAAGATTTTAAAGCTGATAGGTTTGAAGAGAAAAAAATTAATGGTGGTTTGACAGAGCGTTTTATACAGTGTGACCATTGTAAAAAACTTTATCATGTGTCATTTGAGAATGAGGCATCTTTGAAATTAGATAAGGAGATGCAGGCTAATATGGCCAAAGCCTTTAAATTCAAAAGAGGCACTACAGATTTTAAAAAATATTATATGTTAGCTATGGAAAATAAGGAAGCTAGGAAAGAAATTTTAAGTAAATTAAATAGGAGATGAGGCTATGAAATATTTTAAGTATAACGATAGTATAGAAAAGGTGCAGTGGTCTGAGGAAGGATTAAAAGTAATAAATGATATGATTGAGGAAATGACTCAATTGGGAATAGCTTTACATGATAAGTTTGTTGATGAGTTCCAGTTTTTTGGTGTACTTAAATTTGAAATTGACGAGTTATTTAGAGAACAGGGATTTTTTATTGAGGGTTTTGATGAGTTGAGCGAAGCCATTGCTAATCATGATCCTGATCGATTAAAGGAGACTCTTAAAAAAATGTTTGCTGTTAGTGATAATTTTTATATGGAAGCTTTTCAAGTGTTTGGGGTGTTAAAAAAGATGATGGATAAGTAAGGAGGTTATTATGGAAGAGGTTGTATTATGTAATTATTTAGACTCACATTGTAATAAAACAGGTTTATTTCATAAGGAACCTGTTGAAATGACAACTAATTATAATGTGCAAGTTTCTAAATGGTCCATGCATTTAGTTTATTTATGTCCTATATGTGGTGGTACTAAAAATAGGTTGTTATCTTCTGAGGATTTATTATGGGTAGGAGAAAAAGTTAAGGGGGTTTAGTATGGAAAAGTTGGCATTAAAATATAGGCCTTTAAATTTATCTGATATGGTTGGTCAAGAACATATTATTAAGATTTTGGAAGCTATTTTAGATAAACATTTTAAGGGGGCTGCTTTACCTGCAGGTTTATTGTTCTGTGGGTCTCGAGGAATAGGAAAGACTACTAGTGCAAGAATAATAGCAAGGGTTTTAAATTGCTCTGATCGAAAAGGTGTTAAAAGTTGTGGGAAATGTCCTTCTTGTTTAGCTATTTCTAAGGCTAATGATACCTCAGTTTTGGAAATAGATGCCGCTTCTAATGGTTTAGTGGATGATATCAGAAAGTTAAAAGATGTGGCTATGACTTCTCATAATGGAGAGTATAGAGTTATAGTAATAGATGAAGTGCATGGGTGTTCTATTCAGGGATTCCAGGCATTATTAAAGATATTAGAAGAACCACCAAGCAATACTATATTTATTATGGCTACTACTGAGAGCCATAAAGTACCTGAGACTATTAAATCAAGATTATTAGTTTTTGAATATAAGAGGATTTCTGTTAAGGATATTATGGATAGGCTCTTTTTTATTGCGGAAGCTGAGAAGATTAAGTTAGATAAGGATGCTGCTCAGGCTATAGCCAATTATGTTAAGGGTGGTATGCGTGACGCTGTTATGTGTCTAGATCAACTTCAATATATTTCTAATCATATAACATCTCAGGTGTTTAAAGATTTCTTTGGAATCATAGATAAATCTTTTTATTTTGAACTTATTAATTGTTTAATTAATAATAAGTTGGCAGAGGGTATGGTTTTATTAGAGGAGGTATTTGATCGGGCTAATTCTGTTGTGAGGATTGTAGATTCTTTTATGGAGACTTTAAAAAATATTTTATTAGCTAAGAATAATGTTAAAGGTTATGAGAATTATATGGAGTTGGCAGAGAAATTAACTCCTAAACTTATCTTTAATATGTTAAATGTATTGTGGGAGTATAAAGGAAAAGTAAAAGTGTCTGGGGATAAAGTATCTTTAGGTATTGTTTATTTGAGATTAAGTTATGTGCTTAATCCAATGGTAGGAGAAGTAGAAAAGCCAGCCCATTTCACAAGTAAAGAAGCTGTAGCAAGCTTTTTTAATAGTTAGGAGGAGTTATTTTGAAAATTAATAAGGCCGTAGAAGAAAGGGAAGCTGAGATAGAAAAGATTGATGATTTGTATAAGTTGTTACTTGATTTTAAGTTTAGTGAGAAAGACATGGCTATTATTTTATGGAAAACTAAAAGAAAAGTCTGTAAAAAATATCAGGCTATAAAATCTGTTGCTTTGTTGGAAAGAGTTAAGCCTAAAAATGAGAGTATTTATGGTAATGTTTATGGGCCTGATGTTAAATGGTTAGTTAAAAAAGGTTTGTCTTATAAAAAGATTATTGTTATGAGCATTACTTCTGGTGCTGAGTATGATCCTTTGTCTGAAAGGTTTAAACTTAAGCCTTGACATATGTATCATTTAGGGATATAATTAGGCACAGATTCAAAATAAAGTACTTAAGTGATGAGGTGAAGAGTCATTGGAAAAGTGATTCTCCTTTAAATTAATTTATCTTATAGGGGCCAATATCCTCATCTATTGGCTCCATTATTATGCCTTTAGGAGGTTATTATGAAAGTATTAAGTATTATACTAAGTGTTGTTTTAGGTCTTATACTTATAATATTTTTAAGAGATGTGTATAAAACAATACATCATAACGGTAATCCATTTATACCTGTATTAATATGTTTATCCATTATATTAATTAGTATAAGTGGTTTTATTTTGCGTAAAAAATATCAAAGAGTGTCGGAAGTTATTCAGATAAAGAAATAAGGAGAGTGACAGGGTGTATTTTTATATCCTGTTATTTTTATTTGAGGAAAATTTAAAATGATAACTTAATATTTCATTATTTTTTAGGTATAAGTATTAAATAAACTTTTAGGAGGAAGATTAAAATGGATGATAGAAATAATAGATATGATGAAAATGTAGAGACTTTTGCTGAGTTGCAGGTAGCGGAGACTAGATTGTTTAATGTAACGGGTAATTTTTGGGTGGATGCTTTGATTTTAAGTGTGGTACCTTGGTTACTTGTAGGGCTTGAAAGCAATAAAAGACTTAAATTTGTATGGTGGAAAGCTTGTTTAGTTGGTTTGGCTGCTTTATTGCTTGCCAATTTTAGTTTTGGTGATTTGCTAGGTTTAGGTACTGATTATAAAGCAAAGTATAAAGAAACTTTAGGGAAGTATGAAAAGTTAGAGGATAAGTTTAATGATTATGAGAATAAAGTTTCTGAGTATCAATCTAAAGTGGATAAATTAGAGGCTGAGAAAGATGATAAAAAGGTAGTTGTTAAGGAAACTGAAAAAGCTACTCCTAAACCTACTGAGAAGCCCACTAAGAAACCTACTCCTAAACCTACTAAGAAACCTGTAGTTAAAAAGACTTATAATTTTGGTCCTGGGCGTTATGTTGTTGGGTCTGATATTAAAGCTGGTACTTATGATATAGTTTGTTCGTCTGGTAGTGGTAATGTTATAGCTCATGATAATGGTTGGGGTGATAGTGTTAATTTAATAATGAGTACTGTTTCAGATGGCTTTTATATCAGTGATTATAAGAATGCTAAATTGAATGCTGGGGCTACTTTACAGTTAGATAGTGTCAGTGTAAAACTTATAGAAAAGTAGGAGGAATGATTAAATGAAAAAATCAAAGGTTATAGTTTTAAGTGTTATATGTGTTGTATTTGTGTTAGGTTTAGGTGGTTGTGTTTTTGTGCTTTCTTTATTGGATTATACTAGTGATAATGTGGAGGAAGCTACGGCGGTGACAACTGATGAGTCTAAAACTAATAAAGTTAGTGCTGGGTCTAAGAAAAAAGAGGAAGCTAAGGAAATTAAAGCTCCTTTTGGTATTAAAACTGGTATAGAAGGTTTAAAAGTAACTGTTAATAGTATTAAAAGGCAAGATAATTTATTAGAAATTAGTATTACTTATGATAATAATTCTGGTGGTGTTGTTACTGCTACTGATACGTTAACTCAGATTGTGGCCGATAATGAACAGTATGAAGTCAACTGGGATTTAACTTGGGATATTAATAATGGTAATCTAATAGATGAAATCGAAAATAGTGTTAGTAAAAATACTAAAATAATTTTTACTGGTGTTAAAGCGAATAAATTTAATTTGGTGTTTCTTTTAAATTATGAAAAGATAAGAATTAATAATATTGTTATTGAATAGGAGGGCCTTATGAAAAGACTATTAATGGGTGGTTGTATAGTAGTATTGCTTTTGGGTTTAATTGCTCTGGCTCTACATGGTTTTATTAGTTTACTTGTTGATTTGGATGCTTTAGGTAATGTAGATGCTGAGAAGCAAGATATTAATGTGGGGTTAGAGCCTATAGAGGATTCCTTAAGTGTTAATGATTTAGTTATGACTGAGACCGATAATGGTTATAATATAACAGGGCTTATAAAAAATACTTCTGATGTAAATATTAAAGGTATAGAAGTAATAGTATCCTTGTATGATAAGGATAAAAATAAAATTGGTGAGGCTGCAGCTTATTCAGGAAGACTTAAAAAAGGTGTTACTTGGAAATTTGAAGCTGTAAGCTTTGATAGTGGGGTTGTGGACTTTGATGTTGATATCGAGGTCCTGGGCCATTAAATTAAAGGGAGGATTATATTATGTTTAATATCTTATTGGCGGCGGGAATGTTTATAGTAGGAGTAGTTATTACTTTAGGTGTTTTGTTTTTGTTGGTTTATAAACATCTAAAAAGTATGGTGAGAGATGTTAGAAAGTTAAGTATTTCTTTAAATAAAAATAAAAAAAGGTTGGAGTCTATAGATATATTAACTTATGGATTAATGACGAGATTTAATATGGTTCCCAGTGATCCAACTGAGGCTCCTACGGAAATGGATTTAACTCCTCATATTCCCTCGATTGTAAAGGAAGTTGTTGAGGAAGCTGAGGAGGATAAGAGTATTGTTTTTGAGAAAGAATTTTCTCAATATAGGGATATTGAAGTTGAGAAAAATAAAAAATTAAAACCTTTAACTCGTGAAGAGTTTAGTAGTTTATCAAATGATGAGAAGATCGCTTATTTGAATCAATATAAACCTATTATTGATAAACTACCTAATAAAAAAGAAGTATTGCATAGTTTAAAAGACACTAAGAATACCTTATTAGATGAGGTTTATAATGCGAGGTGTAATTGATGAGAAATTGTAGATCATGTCCTTGGGGTCGGATTAACGCAGCTACTCAACAGGTAGAATGTACATATTTTAATGGCTGTGTTCAGGATGAAGAGGAGGAGTAAATGGCTAAATTAGGTGTAATTGCTTATAAAAAAATTAATCGTATTAATGAGGATTGTGGTATATGTCCTTATGCTGTTATGGATATGGAGGATTTTCAGGAGTTTAGAGAAATGTTTTGGTTTTTATATGCTATAGCTGATCATATTTCTCGGGAAAATGCTGAAAGTATTTATCTTTTAGAGAAGTTTTTAGGATTTAGATGTACTGAGGATAAAAGATTTTTAAATAAGGTGGTGTAGTTAATGTTTTATCGGAATATATTCACTAGGGAGGAGCTTAGTGCTAGTGAATATCATGCTAAAGTAAAAAGATGTGAGATAGATGAAAAAGAGTGGGTAATGGTTGGTTTTGATAAGGATTAGGGTTGTGTTCCCTAATCCTGTTTTTTTGTCTTTTTATGATATACTATACAATATAGTTAGGTGGTGATTTGAGTGTGAGACGTTTAGGCTTTGGTTTAGGTTTTAGTTCAACTTATACTTTACTTGAAAATGCAGTGATACCTTTATTATTTGATGTTTTAGGTATTAGTGAGAATGCTATATTAATTTTTAATCCTTATACTCAGGTTGTAAGTAGTTTTACAGGACCTATTATTAGGTGTGTAAGGTCAGGGGATTTAGCTGAGGAAGAATTTACTTTTAAGAATGGGGTATTAGATACGGCTTCTATTTTATCCTGGTGTGGTGGAGTCGATACATTTATTAAAAGGGTTTATTTGCAAAATGATAACAGTAAATACGCTTATCAAGAAGATTTTAATTATATGCCTAAAATTGTGAATGCTGGTGCTATTGTCACTGAGGGTTTATTATATGATGGTACTGATGATGTATTAGTGATAGATAATTATTCAGCTTTAGATATAATAGCTCCTAAATTAGTTTTATATGCAAATTATAAAAGGGCCAGCTCTCATGTAGGCTTTGTGTTTTGTAAAAATGGTGTTGGTTCTGATGATGCACAATATTCTATTTTAAATGATGGTACTAGTGTTAGTGCTTGGTGGCATGGGAATGAGAGACTTATTGCCGCTAATGGGGAGCCTAGTCAAGATATGATTTTTTGGGATACTCTTGTGGCTGATGGGTTAAAATTAAATGCTAATGGTAGTGAATCAAGTGCTTTGTTTGATGCTACTCTGGTTAATGTTGATAATGTTTCTATAGGAGGCAGAAAAAATCCTACTAGTCATTCTACTTATTTTAATGGGCATATAAAAAGTGTTTATGTTTTTAATGCAGATGTTTATAGTAAGTATACAGATTTAAAAAATGGAGGTGTTTAAATGCTTAATTTTGATAACAGTGTTATTAGTTTGAGTGAGGAAGATTTAAAAGATATCAGAGCCTTAAATATTATTGGCTATAATAAGTTGGTTATTGAAAGAGCTATGTCTGGTTATTATGGTTTTAAAAGATTGGTGAATCCTGCAAGTAATATGACTCCTGATAGTGGATATAAGTTTTGTGTGGTGTATGCTGTTGAGGATTCTAATATTACGGTAACTGGTAATAGTTCTGTGGCTTCTCAGGTATTAAATAAAGGTCAGATGTTGGCGGGTAGATTTACGGAGGTGTCTTGTACGGCTGGGAGTTATGTAATGGCTTATCAAATACCTTCAGGAGCTTGACAGTTTTTGTAAATTATGTTATGTTGTAAAAGATAACTGCTAAGCTCACTACAATAGTGTATATATAGAAATCTGATAAGACAACTTCTACTCAAAATAGAGAGTGCTTTAATAGTACTCTCTATTGTTATGTACCTTGACTTTACTTAGGTGGTGTGCTAAACTTGAGCTATAAAAGGGGGTGTCTTAAATGCCTACTAATAATGGTGTTAATTGGATTGAAATTAAAGATTTGTATGTTATGGGTGAGCTTGATAAGGAAGGAAAAATAATTTATAGCTCTAATGTAGATTTAGCCAAAAGATTTGAAATTTCTCCTCAGGCTTTAAGTGTAAGAATAAAAGAGGAGAACTGGAAAACTGAGAAGAAATTATATTTAGATAATGTAGAAAAACGTAAGAGAGAAAAACGCATTGAGTCTCTAGCTGAGGAGGCGGCGAATTTTGATTTGAGAGTTTTAAATGTCGCTAAGGATGGATTAGAACATGTTGAGCATTATTTTAGACAAGCTAAATTTAAATATAATGAAACTGGAAAGACTATGTCTTTAGATAGTTTAGAGGCTTTGGCAAGGTGTACAGATAAATTTCAAAAGATAGGCAGACTTGCTTTAGGTGAAAATACTAGTGCTGCTCAATCTAATATTGAGACTTGGTTGGACTTATTTGATGTGATAGAAGATGATTAGTAAAGATACCGCAAGGCAGTTGTTGAGTAAAAGCAAGGAAAAGCCTGATTGGTTTATTAAGAATATGCTTGGGGCTGAGTTGTGGCAGAAACAAATTGATATAATAAATTCTGTTAAAGACAAAAGATATACTACTGTTAGGGCCTGTCATGGTCCTGGTAAAACTTTTTTATCTGGAAATACTGTATTATGGTTCTTATATACGCATAAACCTTCTAAAGTTATAACTACGGCTCCTACTGGGAGACAAGTTTATTCTTTATTATGGTCAGAGATAAGAGAAGCTCATGGAAGAGGCAGTAAGATTAGGCCTTTAGGGGGAGACCCTTTAAAAACTAGATTAGAATTAAAGCCTGGGTGGTATGCCGAAGGGTTTGCTACTTCTGAGTTTAATATAGAGAGGGTTACGGGATATCATTCTGATAATATTTTAATTATTGTTGATGAAGCTAGTGGAGTTCCCGACCCTATATTTGATGCTTTAGAAGGATTAATGTCTTCTGGTAATGCTCACATGTTACTTGTAGGAAATCCAACTAGAGCTGAGGGAAGATTTAGAGAATCTTTTACTAATGATTTATATGCTAAATTTAAAATATCAGCTTTTGACACACCTAATTTTGTTTATTTTGGTATAACTAGAGAGGATATTTTAACTGGGGCCTGGCAAGAAAAAGTTGGGGATAAGAAGATGCCCAGACCTTATTTAGTTACTCCTCAATGGGTAGCTGAAAGGTTTCAGACTTGGGGATCAGAGTCCGTTTTAGTAAAAATTAAAATTGATGCTGATTTTCCTAGTAGTGACCAAACTGATAAAGTTATTCCTATAGCTGATTTAGATGAGTGTAGGGATTTGTATTTTGCTCAAGATGAAATGTATTCAGAGATTGAGGTTGGAGTTGATATAGCCAGATATGGAACGGATGAGTCTGTATTAGCTTTTAGGGCAGGCAGACAGCCATTATATGAAAGAGTGTTATATCATAAGTCCACTATGGCTGTAGTAGGAGCTATAAGAGAGGAGATATCTTTTTTAGGTCCTCATAGGGTCAGTAAAATTAAGTTAGATGTTATTGGTTTAGGTGCAGGTCCTGTGGATAGATTGTTGGAGCTACAAGAAGAAGGAGAATTTCCTCAACATATCGAGATTATTGGTGTTAATGTCGCTATGGCTAGTAAGGATTTAAAAACTAAAGAGTTAAAAAAGGATAGATTAAGATTTGTAACTTTAAGAGATAATTTATGGTGGCAATTTAGAGTACGAGTACAAAAGAGAGAAATATCTACTAAGAATATTTCCTCGGAAGGATTAAAAGAATTATCGGCTCCTGAGTATACTATGACTTCTAAGGGTCAGACAAAAATTGAGTCAAAGGAAGATTTACGGAAAGCTGATCGATTGGGTAAGTCTCCTGATAGAGGAGACGCATGGTTATTAGCTTTTGGTAATGTAGTTCCTGAGAAAAGAAATAAGAGAGCTAAAGTTAGAGTTAGGGGAAGGAGGTAAAAATGAAGAAATTTAAGAAACCTTTTTGTTATGTTTCTAAAAGTGGTAAGGCTTTTAGTGAAAGACAGTTAAATTTATTTGCTGGTAAAGGTAACGAAGCTGAGAGCAAACAGATATTATCTGATGTGTTTTTAAATGCTTATAGTACTTATCAATTAAGTGAACCTTTATATAATCCCTTATCTTTATCATATTTATTAGAGTTAAATGTGTATCATATGCGGTGTTGTCAGACTAAAGCTAAAGATACTGCGGGCTTAGGTTGGGAGTTAAAACAGACTGAAAATGAAGCGTCTACTACTATGAAGGAAAATATAGAAAATATTTTAAAGGATATGGATGAATCTTTGTCGAAAAGTTTATATAGAGCTTGTGTAGATTGGGAGTCTATAGGTTATGGTGTTTTGGAGATAGTACGTGAGAGTCATAAAGCTGATGGGGAATTGGCTAAGATTTATCATTTACCTGCTATAAATTTTAGGGTCCATATTACTGGTAATAAATATATGCAACGTGTTGGAGCTGAACATGTTTGGTTTAAAAAAATTAATTATCCTATGGATATAGATTGTAAGACTGGTCAAGAATTTCCTTTAGGAACTTTAAAGCCAGAGGATAGAGCTACGGAGATTATATTCTGGGAAAATTATTCACCTAGATGTACTTATTATGGTGTACCTGATATAGTTCCTGCTATGGGAGCTGTTCAAGGTGATATATCAAGACGAGATTATAATATTTCTTTCTTTGATAATTATGGGGTTCCAGCTTATGCGGTGTATATCACTGGTGATTTTGACCCTGGTGAGCCTGTTGATAAAGATGGTAATCCTGATGAGACGGGTAAAACTCCTTTAGAATGGGCTATAGAGGGTCATTTTGATGAGGCGGCTAAGAATCCAAATTCTGTGTTAATTTTATCTATTCCGTCTGTTTCTGATGATGGAGGGGGAGATGTGGAAATTAAATTCCATCCTTTATCAGCGGAAATAAAAGAGTCCTCATTTAGATTATATAGACAAGATAATAGAGATGAAATATTAGCTGCTCATGGGGTACCGCCTTATAGATTAGGTATTGTTGAGACAGGTACCTTAGGAAGTAATGTTGCTGAGGAAGCTACAAAGGTGTATAAGACTTCTGTAATAGAACCTAGACAGGCTATCATTGAGGATTTTTTCAATAAAGATATTCTTTGGGGTATGTTTGGGGCTTATGATTTAGAGTTTAAAATAGCTGCTATAGATGCTGAGGATGAAGACACTGATATTACGATGGCTGTTAAATTATTTGAAAATGCAGCTATGACACCAAATGAACTTATTAAAAATTTTGGTGGAAGATTTGGTCTTAAGGAATCAGATCATGAGGCTATGAACTTACATTATATTAAAGGTAAAGCTATTGACGGAGATAATACGTCTCCTGATGAAGTTAAAGAGATACTTAATGGTTTAAATGATAGATTAGCTGGGGTAGTTGTTGGTGATGATCCTGCTGAGGATATGGAAGGTGAGATAGATGGAGAATCGACCCTTAATAGCACTCAAGGCAATGGTGGAAGTGGAGAGAACTCTTTACCACCTACAAGTAATGAAGGCTAAAAATAATGCTGAGACTAATTTAATTAATAGATTAAAAGATTTTTTTGGTAGTGTTTTTAACAATATTTTAAGGAATTTATCCAGGTTGGGGCGTGTTCCTTCAGATGATGTGACTCGTAGTAATATAGTATCTGATTTAAGAAATTCTATTGATGCTATGTCTAGTGTTGTTTTTGATGAGGTAGAACCTGCGGCTCAAGCTGCTAGAATAAAGCTTATTAATGATTTAAGGTTACAAGGTAGGCAATTAGCTAGGTCTACTTTACCTTCTACTACTGTAGATTTGTTAAGAAATCAAGTTTTTGTAGCTTCTCAGTCTACAATTAGAAGGATGACTGGGGATGTTATGGAAGTATTAGCAGATAGTTATAGTAGAGGATTAGGTATTTATGATACTACTCGTAGATTGGAGAATGTTTTTGAAGATATGCGAGGGTGGGAGCTTGAAAGAATTGCAAGGACTGAAATACAAGGGTCACAAAATCTCTCCTCTTATATGTCAGATTTAGAGTTGGGTGTTGTGTACCATATGTGGATGACTGCTTTGGATAATAGAGTTAGAGGTTTAGGGCGGTATGATAGAGCGAATCATATTGCTTTACATGGTCAGATTGTTAGAGTGGGTGAACCTTTTTCAAATGGGTTGCAATATCCTGGGGATAGAAATGCTCCAATAAGTGAATGGATAAATTGTCGTTGTTTTACTGTTCCTTATTTAATGCCTTTAGGTTCTGCGGCTCCAAATGCTCCTTATTTTTATGAGGGAGATTTGATAAGTGTAGTTTAAAATTTTTAAATAAAGGAGGAAATTAAATGGGTTATTATAAGATTTTACCTAATGAGATAGGTAAAGGAGAAGGTGGCTCCAAATTAGCACAAATACAAGATTTGTTAAATGCCGCTGCTGCTGATATGGAAACTTTGTATACAGCTGCTTCTGTTAATAAAGCTGCTAGAACATTCAGAGGTAATAATGAGACAAAATATGTTTTAGCAGGTGATATAGTAGATGAGGATGCTGCTGCTTTGGCAGGGGCTTTAGTTACGGCTTATGTGAAAGATACTTCTAATGTGGCGGGTGCTGTTTTATCGGATTCAGATGGATATTTTACAATGAATTTATACCCTGGGGTATATGATGTAGTTATTTCTAAAACAGGTTATACTAGTGTTAGTTATGATGATACTACTGTGTCGGCTGATGTTACAACTTTTGATAAGACTTTAGCGACTAATTTAGCTGTTTTATCAACGTCTCCTAGTGGTTCTTCTGCTCAACCTGCCTCAAGTATTGATATAGTATTTGATAGAACTTTAACAGATAATTCTGGTGAAGATGATATGCATACTAATATTACTTTGGAGCAAGGTACTGGGTCTATTACTATAGCTAGTTCGGCTTTAGCTACTACTAATGTGTCTAATGATACATTAAGATTAACTCTTAGTGGTACTCTTGACGAAGCGGATGAAGTTACCGTTACTATTCCTAGTGCTGCTACTGTCAAAGGGTCTAATGATGAATTATTAGCTGATGATTATGAGTTTACATTTACAAATGGATATACTTATTTAACTGTAGCTAGTACAGTACCTACTGATGAAGCTGATGACCAAGCTGCAAGAACTACTATAGATGTAGTATTTGATGTAGCTATTGCGGATAATTCTGGGGATGGTGATATTAAGGATGGTATTAGTGTGCTTGTTGGTGGTGTAGCTGCTACTATTGATAGTACTTCTATAGAACAGACTTCTATTGCTGATGATACTTTAAGAATTACTATGGCTGCTGCTATTGCTTGTGAAGATCAATTAGTTGAGGTTACCGTTAATAGTGCTGCTACTGTGGCGACTGCTACTGGTGGAGTAATGGAGACTGATTTAGAATTCAGCTTTACTATGGATACTAATTTGGCTGTTAGTTCTGTTAGTCCTGTGGCTGGTTCTGGTACAAGTAATACTGATACTATAGCTATTACTTTTGATAGAAATATTGCGGATAATTCTGGTGCAGGTGAAATAGTTGATTCTATTATAGTTACTAATGGTGGAGTGCCTGAGACCTTTACGGATGATACAACAAATATTGATATTACTGATGCTGTTCTTACTATAACTTTAGGAGGTAATTTAGGAGAAAATAGCCAGACTGTTACAGTCACTATTCCTAGTGCTGCTACTGTTAAGGGTGATGATGGTGCTTTATTGGCTGAGGATTATACTTATAGTTTTTCAATGGTTTAAGAGGATAGTAAATAGAAAGGAGGGATTGACTTTGGCTAAAAATAAAAATGATAGTTATGAAGTTTTATTAAATACGGTTCAGCGTGCGGCATGGAGAAATTTTGATAATTATGACGACCCTGATAATGCTTTTGATAGTAGGGTTTTGCATACTTTTTCGGATGCTGTTATATTAATGAATACTTGCAATGAGAAATTATATGAGGCTTCTTATCTTATTTCTGATAGTCAAGTTGTTTTTAGTAGTTTAAGAGAAGTTGAGGAGCAATATGTTGCTAAGAGGGCAAAAATAGCAGGCATAGAAATTAATTTATCAGCGGCTAAAGCTTTTAAAGGTGTGGAAATAGGTGGTCCTATTGTTATAAAAAATGCTGTTAAAAGAATTGCTCATGCTGCTGTGTTGGTTCCTGGGGAACCTGATTCAGATGGTGAAATTGTAACATCTGAAAAGATTGAGGAAGTAGCACATGGATGGATGGAATCCTATAGAAATGTTGATTTAATGCATACTTTAAATAATGTTGGTGTACCTGTAGAAAGTTATATTACCTCTAGCCCTATGGAGGTTGAAATATATGGAGAAAAGACCTTATTACCTAAAGGTACATGGGTATTAGCTTCTAAATTTTCTGAGGAGACCTGGAATGGTGTTGAGGATGGCACGTTTAGGGGTTACTCAGTTATGGGGGTTAGAAAGTCTGCTTTTGAAAGTGCTGCTAAGTCTAAAGATAATGATATTGCTTATAAGAGGACTTTACTCCAAGACTTGGGGCCTGATTGGGTGGCTACTCATGTTAGTATAGTTGATGAGCCTGCTGTTCCTAAGGCAAAGTTTTTTTCTATCAAGTCTGCAGATAAGTCTGCTGAGGATAAAAAAGAAACTGAGGCAGATAATGATAACTCTTTATTTGCAAAAGTTAGTAAGTTTATGGATGCCATAGGCATTTTAAAGAAATCTAAGAAAGAGGAGGATATTGATATGTCTGATAAGAGTAACGCAAAGAAGGAAATAGATTTAGATGTTTTAGCTGAGACTATAGCCAATTCGGTTAAGACTGCTGTAGAGCCTTTAAGTGAAAGAGTGGCTACTATAGAGGAAAGTTTAACTTCTGTTAAGTCTCAAATTGAGTCTATTAATGAGGAAGCTAAGAAGTCTAAAGATGTTGATTCTACAAATGATTCTACAGATGATTCTAAGGATGAGGAAGTTAAGAAGTCTCAAGCTGATTCTACTGATGATTCTAATGTTGATTCTAAGGAAGTTAATGACGATAAAGTTTTTAAAGAGGCTATTATGGAAAGACTTGATTCTTTAGAAAAACTTTATGGTAAAAAGTCTGTTAGTTCTAAAGGCTTAAAACTTGTTGAGGCTGAAAATGGTAATAAGAATACTGAGGATAAGTATAGTATTAAAAACTATAGAGATCATTTTGGTAGAAGACGTAAAAAAGTAGCTAATTAATTTTAAATATTTTATATAAGGAGTGAGAAATAAATGGCTAGTAATATGGAAATTTTAGCAAAGTTGGATGCAGCTTTTAAAGGTATCACTGAAATATCTGATTTTGGGGATAGTATATTACAACCTGAGAAGTTCGATAGATTTGTAAGAACTATGGAACATGCTGTTAATGTTTTACCTAATGCTAGATTTATCAGGATGGATGCTCAAAAATCTGATATTGATAGAACAGGTTTTGTAGGAAGAATTATAAAAGCTGGTAGAGCTGCTGCTCAAGGTGGCGGGGCTGTAGTAGAATTAAATGCGTCTACTCATGGGGTTAGTCCTACACCTGTCACTAATCAGTTAATAGCTAGAGAGCTTGTAGCTATTACATCTCTTAGAGATGATGCATTAAGAAGAAATATTGAAAGAGGTGGGTTTGAGGATACTTTATTAGACCTATTTGGTGGAGCCGCTGGTAGAGATTTAGAAGAATATTGTTTACTTGGTGATACTGGTGTTGCTTATGGTACTGATGATGTGTTGTCTCAGACTGATGGATGGATTAAGTTAGCTGGTAATAAAATATATGGTGCGGGTGCTGGTAAGGATTTTGATCCTGCTGCTAGTTCTTATCCTGAGAATATGTTTGACGCTATGTTAGCTGCTTTACCTAAACAATATCTTGTTAATGTACAAGATTGGGAGTATGAGGTAACTTGGGAAGTCCATAATGCTTATCATAATTTACTAAAAGCTAGAGGTACTGCTTTAGGTGATACGGCTCAAGTAGGAATGCCTCAATTGTATTATAAGGGTATTAAAGTTAAATATGTACCAACATTAGAAAGGGCTGCTACTTCTGGTGCTTCTGATGATGGTTTAATGAATGGTAAAATTGCTTTGTTGACTAATCCTGATAATATGGCATATGGTGTTTTCCATGATGTTATGGTTGAGAGGGAAAGAGAAGCTAAGGCAAGAAGGACTGACTTTGTTCTTTCTTTTGAAGGGGATGCCCATTATGAGGACGAAAATGCTAGTGTGGCTGCTTTGATTCAAAAAGAATCGGCTTAAAGTGTTTTTGTTAGATTGTGGTGGGTAGGAAACTACCTACCTAATATTTATGAGGAAAGGAGTATTTTATATGGCTAATTATAGAGTCAAAAATATATCGGATATTAATGTAGGTCGAGGTGGGATTGTATTTCCTGCAGGTAAAGTCTTAGATGTATTAATGGAAGAGGGTTCTATTAAATACAGAGAAATAAAAGCTTGTTGTAGATTAAAGATTTTAGGCTTTGTAGATAAACCTAAAAAAGCTGTTATATCTCATGTGGTAGAATCTGAGAGTATTCCTGCTGTTACTAAAGTAAGTGAAAACTCTGAGGTAACTACTATAGAATCGTCAAAAAAAGCCCCTAAAAAGGATGCTAATGAAAATCCTTTAAATGAGTCTAAGGATAAAAAAGAGGCTATTAAAGAGGTAAAAAACGGGGATATTGATTGTCCTTATTGTGATTTTAATGGCACTAGAGCTGGTATGTTTGCTCATGTGAGATTAAAACATCCTAATCATTATGAGGCATTTAAAACTAGAATGCAAAGTGTTTAAGGGGGTTTTATAAATGGCTGTGTATAGTAGTGTAAGTGCTGTTAAGCAATATACAGGGCTTGTTTATACTGATTTAGGCCTTGTGAATGAGGCTGCTTTAGACACTTTAATAGGAGAATGGTTAGAGGAAGCTAAGAGTTTAATTGATGGAGATAGAAATAGGGATTATGATGCTGATGGTAGTGTGCCAAAAGGTATTCATAATATAGCTTTGAGAATTGTGGGAAATATGGCTTCTGTGGCAGTAATGAAAAGGCAGACTCCTGTTGTTATGAATGATGATTTTACTAATAATATTGCTACGGATATGATTTTTACAGAGTCAATTAAAAGAGATTTAAGAAGATTTCCAGCAAAGCCAAGATTTAGAATGAGTCTTTATAAGGCCTCAACTTATGAAGATGATGAGGAGGCTTAAGATATGGCTGGTAATTATGACATCCAAGTCGAAGGTATTGATAGAACTCAAATAGAAGTTATGATAGTAAAAATGAAACAGACTGCTAATAGAGCTGCTAGATTGGCTGCTATTGATACTAAGGCTAGATTGAAAGAAAAAAGCCCTTTTTATAAGGGTGTGTTAGCTAGGTCTTGGGTAGTTAGAAAGAATGGTAATTTATCTTGGGGCATTTCATCTCCTATAAATTATTTAAAAGCTGTTGTTGAGGGTACGGGTCCAGGTCCTAGACCTTTTGATCCTATTGCTCAATGGGCTAGGTATAAAGGTTTACCGCCTGGGCCTGTTTGGTGGACTATAGTCCATAGAGGTACTAAGGCTAATGATTTTGTAGATGCGGTGTCTAGGATAATAGAACCTAGATTAAATGTATATGTAGAGATGGCAATTAGAGAAAGGGGCGAGTTATAATGCCAGAGCCTAAACTTTTGAAAGATGCAATTGATGAGATTTTAGATTCTATTGTTTCTAAGTTAACGACTGCTATAGCTGAGAATGAGTTGAATGCTGTTTCTGTTGTTCGAGGAGATAGAGATAGACCAAACCCTAAAATGCCATCTGTGTGGGTATTTGTGGAGGAATGTATTCCTAATCATGAAAAACGGACTTTATATGAGACTTGGGAGTTGACTGCTATTTTAACTCCTGTATTAACATCTAATATTCCTGAGGAAGGATATAGGTCGGCTACTAATATTGCAGCTCAGGCAAGATCGGCTACAATTAAAGGTAGGACTTTAAATAGGAGTTATGTACAGGATGTTAGAAGTGGTAGGTTTGAACCTTCAGCTCCTTGGCATAGGGAAGGAAATAAATATTCGGCTTTAGCTGCGGTTAAAGTTATTTTTAATATTTTAGAGTATTAATAAAATGGAGGTGTGATTTATGGCTGTACAAAGATATTTAGGTTTAGCTGAGGAGACAAGTTATAATATGGGGAGTCCTCCTGCTGCTGTAGTGCATGTAGATATAGCTTCTGCTTCTTTAGATACACCATCTGATCCTAATCTTATTTATGGAGGAGGATTACAAAGATCGGCTACATTGCAGAGGCCTGGTTTTTATGCCCCTAGTGGAAATATCATGTATGCTTTTGATGTTAACAGTGTTATTTATTTATTAAAATGGGGTTTAGGAGCTTATGCTTTTACTAGTGAGGGTGGTACTGGGACGTTAAATCTACATGAGTTTTATGGGTCTGCTAATAACGTATTGGATTCATTTTGTGCTAGAGTAGGTAAAGATTATTTTGAGCATGTTTTTAGTGGATGTGTTATTAATAGTTTGGAGTTGCAAGTAGAGGGTGAGTTTTGTAACTTAACAGCCGATATTGTGGCTGCTAAAGATTCAAAGGATACTATTCAGGCTATAGCAGATTTGTCTCTACCTGATGCTTATCCTTTAGCTTTTCATGAGGTAACTGCTACTATTGGTGGCTCTTCTGTGTCTGCTAAGGTTAAAACTTTAAATTTATCCATATCTAATAATATGGATGCTGAGTCTGGTAGAGGTTTAGGTAGTCGACATCCTTATCGGGTAATTGGTGGAGAAAGAGAGACGGAAATTTCAATGGAGTTATTCTTTGAGGATTCCAGTGTTTTAGAAGATTTCTGGGGCGGTGCTACTGGTCCTGTTGCTACTGGTGTTAGTGAGAAGGCTATAGTGTTGTCTTTTGATAATGGTGCACATGGTTCTATGACAATCACTTTACCTAAAGTTGCTTATAGTGAAGTTCAACAGCAACCTAGTTCGAGGGATGAAATTGTGCAATCTGTTACTGGTAGGTGTTTAATGAGTACTATTACGTTATCTGATGGAGATGTGGAGAGTGAGATAGGAGTAAGTGTGGAAAATGATATAGCTAGTTTAACAGCTTAATATTAGGAGGTTATTGTAGTGAGTGAAATTAAAAAGTTGTGTAAAAAAGATATTTTAAATGGTGTTCTTAATACTGAGTGGGTGTATTTTACTGAGCTTAAAGGTGAATTGCAATTAAGACCTTTAACAGATGCCCAATGGACAAAGGTAGAAGCGATAAGGACTCGTGGTGTTTCTATTTCTGGTATGCCTGATGTTAATATGCAAGATAAATCTAATATAGATATGTCTAATATGAGCTTGAGCATGGATATGGAAAAGATAACTACGGCTGAGTTTGAAGCTGATTGTTTGGCTGTTAGTTTTGGCTTGGTAGAAGAAGAACCCTGGACTATTGAGGAGATTAAAGAGTTAACTCCTGCGGGAATAGTTAAAAAAATTGCTGAGAAAATATATGATTTAAGTGGAGTGTCTCCAAAAATTATAGGTAAAAATGCGAGGTCTGAGGCAATCAAACAATTTCGCAAAGAGTGAGGAAGGTTTAAGAATTGCTTACTTGGATGTAAATGGTTATAAATTGGCTCCTACTCAAGGAGAATTAACACCTTTGCAAAGGGAATTTTTACTTGAGGCTTTACCTGAAATTAACAGATTAATGATGGGTGATAATGGGGTTGAGAATAATAAAGGATTACCTGGGACTAAGCCTGGTAATCCTAAGAGTGGTAATGCTGATTTAAAGACTATGAAAGCTATGTATAATGCTAGAAAAAAGAGGAGGTGACTTTTATGCCTGCTATAATGAATATTTTGATTAGAGCAATAGATCAAGCTAGTAATGTTATTAGAGGTGTAGGCGATCAGACAAGTGGTTTAAATAATCGTTTAATTACAACAGGGAATACTATGAGTAAAGTAGGCGGTTCTTTAACTAAAAATGTAACTGTTCCTTTGGTTGCTGTAGGTGCTGCGGCTGTAAAAACTGTAGCTAAGTTTGATGATTCTATGTCTAGGGTAAAGGCTGTCAGTGGTGCCACTGGTGGTGAAATGGTTAAGCTTAGAGATCAAGCGAAGGAAATGGGTTCTACTACTAGGTTTTCGGCTTCTGAGGCTGCAGATGCTATGGGCTTTTTGGCTCTGGCTGGTTGGGATACTAATCAAATATTGGCGGCTACACCTTCTATGTTGGATTTGGCAAGTGCGGGGTCTTTACAGTTGGCTACTGCTGCGGATATAGTAACAGATACTATGTCTGCTTTTAATATGCAAGCTTCTGAGGCTGGTAAGGCTTCTGATATATTTGCACAAGCTCAGGCAAAAAGTAATACTAGTGTTGAGCAATTAGGTGAGGCTTTTAAATATTCCAGTGCTAATGCTCATGCGGCTGGTATGAATTTAGCACAGACGGCGGCAGTTATGGGAACCTTGGCTAATAGTGGTATAAAAGGCTCTATGGCAGGTACTACTTTTAATGCTATGTTAAGAGATTTGCGTAAGGGAGCTGAGGATGGTAAAGTGGCTATAGGTGATATGTCTGTGGCTCTTTATAATTCTAATGGTACTATGCGAGATTTAGGTAGTATTATGGGAGATGTGGAAAAGGCTACGGCTGGTATGACTACGGCTGAGCGAGACGCTGCTTTAGGTGGTATTTTCCATGAGAGGTCTATTCGTGGTGTTAATATCATGCTGGAAACTGGCTCTAAAAAATATAAAGAGTTAGAAAAGAAAATGTATGAGTCTGAGGGAGCGGCTGAAAAAATGGCTACTACTATGGAGGATAATGTAGGAGGAGCTTTTAGAGAGTTAAAATCTAGGACTGAGGGTTTATTAATTTCTTTGGGTGAGCAATTGGCTCCTGTTGTTACTGATACTTTGATTCCTGCTTTGGAAAAAGTAGGAGGAGTGGTTGGTAAATTGGTCGGTTGGTATGCTCAATTAAGTCCTCCTTTACAGGGTGTTGTGGCTGGTTTCATTGCTTTTGCTGTGGCTATAGGGCCTATTCTGATGGTTTTAGGGAATTTAATTTCTTCTGTAGGTGTTATAGTAGCGGTATTTCCAACGTTAGTTATGGCCTTTTCTAGTGCTGCTGTGGCGGCATGGACTTTTACTACGGCTTTGTTAGCTAATCCTATAACTTGGATTGTTTTGGGTGTTATAGCTTTAATAGCTGCTATAGTGTTATTAGTTAAAAATTGGGATACTGTAAGTGCCTTTTTGTTGGGTGTTTGGGAGACTATAAAAGCTGCGGCTATTTCTGTATGGGGTGCTATAGTTTCGTTTTTTCAATCAATACCTGAGAAGATAGGAAGTATTGTTGATGCTATTGCTAACTTTTTTAAGTCTTTACCAGGCAAGATATGGACCTTTTTATCAGGTGTTATTGCTAAGGTGGTTGAGTGGCAAGTACAATTAGCCGCAAAAGCTAGAGAAGCTGTAGCTAAATTTATAGAGGGTATTAAGAGTTTGCCTAGTGATTTGCTTTATTGGTTTGGTTTTGCTATAGGTAAAGCTGTAAGGGCTGTAATAGATTTTGGTATTAAGTTAGGACAGTTAGCCCTTAAAGTTGGAAAAGCTTTAGTAGATGGTATAATTTTCTTAGTAACTGAGTTACCAGGTAAGATGTGGAATTTATTTGTTAAGGTAGTTAATAAAGTATTGGTTTGGCGTGCTAATATGATAGCTAAAGCTAAAGAACTTGGTGCTAAGTTTTTAGCTGCTGTGGTATCATTTTTTCAACAGTTGCCAGGACGTTTATGGAATTTCTTTACTAGTACTATAAGTAAAGCTATTTCATGGGGTTCTCAGATGAGGAGTAAGGCAATTGAAACGGGTAGGAGTTTTATAGAGGGTGTAATAAATTTCTTTAAAAATTTACCTAGTAAAGCATGGACTTTTTTACTACAAACAATTAATAAGGTTGTGTCATGGCGTGCTAAGATGATACAAAAGGCAAAAGATGCAGGTACCAAACTTGTTAGTGGTTTTATTAGTACTATTAGAGACTTACCATCTAAAATTGGTGGTATTTTAAAAGATGCTGCTACTAAATTATTAAATATTGGGTCTACTCTTTGGAATAACGCAAAAAAAGCGGGTGCGAAGATTTGGGAAGGTTTTAAAGATGGTTTAGGTATTCATTCACCTTCATATTTGGAGCGAGCTATGGATGCAATTGCTCTGAAATCTCATGAAATGAAGAAAGACATGGTAGGTAACTTTAGAGATTTATCTGATATTGGTATTGGTGATACTAATTTAATGAGAGTTTTAAGTAATAATCATGCTAATATGAATGGTATGTTTGCTCAAAAGTTATCAGATTTTGTAAAGGATAGAATAGTTGTTGAGGTTCCTGTTAATTTAGATGGGCGTGAAGTGTCTAGAGTAGTAACTCCTTATGTGTCTACTAATTTAGCCAGAAAAACTGGTAATAAAAATAGGTCTGAGGGGAGGCGAAGATAATGGCTAATGTCACTTTTAGTTTTGATGGAGTAGACTTTTCTAATCTTTTATTTGTTAATAATGTTGGTAGAGATTTAATTATTAATCAAATAGTTAAATCAACGGATACTAATACTAATGGAGAATTATTTATTAATAAAAGGGATGGTATTGCAACGGTACCTGTTGATGTTGTGGTATATGAGGATAGTTTAACTGCTTTGCATAGTCTTAAAAGGGATATAGCTTCTAAACTTATAAAGGCTGAGCCTAAGGCTTTAATATTCTCTGATGAGAGTGATAAATATTTAAATGCGATTTTATCTGGGAACACTTCTTTAGATTTAATAGCTTTAAATGGTACAGGTACTTTAAATTTTATGGCTTTTGATCCTTATTGGTATGCTGTAGAGGATGAGACTTTTAATTTTAATGGTACTGGCAATCATAATTTTACTAGAAGTAAGGGAAATATAAATTCTTTGCCTAAGATTGAGATTACTGCTGTTGGTAGTGGTACTATAGAAATAATTTTAAATGGTGTTACTATTAATTATACAGGGACTATGGTCTCAGGTGATAAGTTAGTTATAGATTCTAAATTGAAAACTGCTTATATTTTAAATGGTGAAGTTAAAACAAGTGCTATTAATAATTTAGATTCTTTGGATTTTTTTGAGGCTGTTACTGGTGAAAACTCTTTTTATGTTTTAACAAGTGATTTCACCGTTGATATAGATGTGACCTGTCGAAGTCGGTGGGTGTAAGCTGTAAGGTAGATGGGCGGCGGTGTGCCGCCTTTTCTATTGATTGACGTATGTGTAGTTTGCTGATATAATAAAGATTGGAGGTGTGTTATGGCTAATTCAGATTTTAGAGTATTAAGTACTCTAGATAGTATTTTATCAGGTCATTTAAATGCTATAGCAAAAGGAGTAATGAGACTTGAGGATTTATTAGGGTTATCTTCGGATTCTGTCTCCGATCATGAATTAACTCCTGTAATTGATCAAAGTGTAATAGCTTTGAGATATAGGATTTATGAGGCTACGGGAGGCTATAGGAATTGGTTAGATAGTCCTACTCCTGTAATATATAGAAATGCTGTAGAGGTTGATTCTGGGGAATATGTTTTACATAAAGGTTTTGGTTTAATTATTTTTAATAGTCAACAGTTACCTGGGGATACAATTACGGCAGATTTTGATTATATAAAAGATTCTCAATCTACTGTTGTAAGTGAAGTTAATAGAAAAGTAGGTCCTGTTTATGTACCTAATCAGTATAAAAGTGTAGCTCCTGCTTATAGGTCGGTAACTGTTTCGGCTGATACTTATTATATATTACCTTTGGAAATACCAGAGACTTTAACTTTTGATAGGATAGGAACTGATATAGTAGCGGCTTTAGCTGGTAATATGTGTGTTTCTATTTGGGCTAATGATAATGGTTATCCAGGAGAGTTAATTTATGATGGGGAATTAGATGTTAGTAGTACTGGTGTAACTGTTTTATCAGAGGATATAATTTTAAATAAAGGTTTGTATTGGATAGGGTTTATTACTGATGTTGCTGTGGATATTCAAGGGGTAGTTACTTCTTATATTAATCCTATAGCTAGTGATTGGAACCCTGTTAAAAATTATGTAGGATATACTCTTGGGGCTACATATACTAATGAGCCGCCTAACCCTTTTAGTGGTGGGGCTAGTTTAGTAGCTATGGAGGATGCGGCTCAATTAGGGGCGGTGTTTTTAAGACGTAAGTCTAGTTAAAAGGAGGTTTTATTAATGGCTGTAAGCACTGATTTTTTTGGAAATTTCGCTAAAAAGTTGGCAGAGGCTGAAATTAATTGGGTGAGTGATACTATAAAGTTAGCTTTGTATACTAGTTCTTTGGCTCCTGATATAAATACGGATACGTATTTAGCGGATGTTAGTGGATATGATACTTATGAGGTGTCTACTAGTGGTACGGGTTATACACAAAAAACTTTATCATCTAAAACTAATACAACTAGTGGGGGTAATGCTTCTTTAGATGCGGCTGATATTGTTTGGAGTAGTGCGACTTTTACTGCTCGATACGCTGTTATTTTTAAAGATACTGGCAATCCAGCGACTAGTATTGTTATTGGTTTAATAGATTTTGGAGCGGATATTAGTGTGTCCTCAGGTGATTTTACTCTTACTTGGGATGCTAATGGTGTAGTTTATTTTTCGCCTCCTGCTTAATAAGTTAATCTTAAAGTTTATGAGGAGGTGATGACTTTTGGGTATCTATTGGTATTATACAGAGTATGGCACTGATGATGGTTATGCTACGGATGGTGGTTATTATATAAATAATGGTAGTTGGTTATATGCGGGGTTATTTGGAGATAGTACAACTCAAAATACTTTTCATGTGATTTCAGATGTAACTATTCCTCCTAAGGCTGTTATTAAAAGTGCTTATTTAAGGGCTTATTTTGATGTAAATGTGGGAGTTTCTGTTAAGTTAAAAGTCTCCGCAGAAAAGGCCTTGAATCCTGCTGCGTGTGTGGATAATGCGGATTATTTTTCCCGTAGTTTAACAACTAATAAAGTTGATTGGGATTTAGATGGTGAGATTTTTAATTGGGAGGATTCACCTGATTTATCTGATATGATATCTGAAATAGTTAATCAAGATGGTTGGGTTGCTGGTAATGATATTCAATTTTTCTTAAGAGATGATGGTAGTGCTGTAGGAGATTATGGTAATATTGTAGCTTTTGATTATGATGATAGTTATACTTATGCAGTGAGATTAATGGTTGAATGGGAGTATCCTAAATTTGATGTTAACATGCAAATACCTTCTATTAGTTGGTCTGTTAATGAGAAATTATCTAGTTTCTTAAAATATATTTCTTTGCCTGAGCCTAGTATACAATGTAATGCTGAGGTAATAGTTCCTCCTATAGGGGTAAATCTTAGTTTGCCTGAGGCTGATCCTGGTGGTAATGTTTCTATTAATGTACCATCTATAAAGGTAAATATAGGTATGGAGCCTCTGGCTTATGCGGGTAATTATGTACCTTCTACTTCATTAAAAGTAAGTTTACCCATACCAACTTATACTAATGATTATAATAAAAGTATAAGTCCTATAAATATGGCTATGGTTTTACCTATACCTTTAGTTAGAGCTACGGAACATTTTACTATTGTGCCTTATAATTATTTGGATATAGTTAAATATAATGATTTGGATAGTATATTTTATAATGATTCTATTAGGGAGCCTGAGAGCATAAGTAATTCTAATGTGGTTGTTTATGATGAGGCTGGGATAATGGATTTTATTTTATTACATGCTATGGATGTTATTATTAAAGAAGAAGTCAATGGTATTTTAGAACTTACTTTTTCTTTAGCTTATAATGATGTTAATATATCTAAAGTTTTAAATGAGAAAAAAGTTAGGGTTTATGGAAAAGACTTTTATATTCGTAGAATATCTAAATTAAAAGATTTTGGTGGGGAAGTTGATATTTTTTGTGAGGCTGTATGGTATGAGTTAGGTAATATAAGTCCTATATCTATCTTTGATGAGAATGGGGTTTATAGTGAATTTACTTGGGAAAGTTCTAATCCTGCTATTCCTTTAATTTATATATTAAGGGATACTGAGTGGGATGTTGGTATTATTTCTGAGGAGCTTTTAGATATAGTAAGGGATTTTAAAGTAAATAGTAATATGAATGTTCTTGAGTGCTTGAAATCTGTTGTTGACTTTTGGGGTGGAGAGTTAGAGTTTGATTTTATTAATTATAGAGTTAACTTTTTAAATCAAGTTGGTGGCGATCCTGGTGTTGGTATTTTGGCAGGGAAAAACATGAAAGAAATTACTCTTGAAAGTGATAGCACAGATGTAATCACACGTTTATATCCTTATGGAAAAGACGGATTATCTATAGCGGAAGTTAATGGAGGTGTTCCTTTTGTTGAGGATTATACTTATTATAGTAAAGTAAAAGTAGGTATTATAACAGATGAAAGGTTTACTAATGCAGAGGATTTAAAAGATAAAGCTATAGAGTTGTTGGCTGAGGTTTCTAAAGAGTCTTATTTATA